ATTACTATTTTCCGAAATTTGAAAGAGCATTCCGATTAGGGGATTTAAAGTTTCATTCAGATTGGAATTGGTTAATGGAAGTAGTTGAAAAGATTGAAAGTATAGAAAACACACGTTTTGATTTTCAAATAAACCAATATAATGTAAGAATATACGACCATGAAAACATTGAATTTATTGTCGAATTAAATAGAGATACTAAAATAAAGGCAGTTTATAACGCTTGTATATCGTTTGTTAAATGGTATAACGAAAATAAAATTTAGACAAGTCTAAAAATTATAGTGTTCCACGTGGAACAATAGGGGAGGACAACCCCCACCAAACAAAATCCTTTATTCTACAAAGCACTTTGAAACATAAAGTAAAAAGTGGCTTGTTCTTAAATAAATAAAAAACATTAACAACCGTTAACATTTGAAGTATGATAAATAAAGTAGTTCGTATTATATCAGATAATGATAATTACACAGAATTTTTAGGGATTGATTTAATTATTGTTGAATCAGTTAATTCTGTAAGAGAAAATCAATTTTATGACAGTAGTATGAATGGTATGTATCTTTGTGATTTAGAAGTATTGGAAAGTGGTTTAAGTGTTCCTTATTCTTTATATGAGTATGAGTTTGAGGTTGTTTAATTTCTTTTCACGGCGGATTTATTCTAACAAAACCCTCAAACATTTAATCTAACACTATTTTTAACCATTTTAAAACATTATCTTATGAAAACAATATCAAAGTATCAACAAGCAAAACAAACGCTTAAAACTTATACTATTACAGTAAAGAGTAAACATAAAAACGATAAACCAATGATTAGAATGTTAATTAATGATAGCGTTGATTATCTTTCAAAGGATTTAAACCTTTCAGACTATCAAAGAAACTTATTAAGTGATTATGCTTGTAAGTTGCACCCTAAAAATTAACAGTTCTTTTTAATCTTTTTTCGGGCAAAAATTTAAAAACAATAACAAAATGATAGAAATAATATTACAAGCAAAAGCATTTGAACAAATGGTACTTATTAATTTAAGCGAAGTTGAAAATTACAAAGACAGTTTTAAACACTACTTAAAAGAAATAGTTGAAGTAATTGAGGATTTGAAAAGTAAAGGCATATATTGTTATAACTCAACAGTTGCCGAACATTGTAAACACTTGAATTTAGATGAAAAAATATTAAGTAGATTTGTTTATAATTCTCAAAGCTATCTAAACAATAAAAATTCTTTTGAACAAATAGAGAATTACAAAGAAACCTATAAAGATTGGCAACAACCAACAGAAGAAAAAATAAAAGGGTTAGCCAAAAATAAAACTTATGTTACAGTTGTTGGTTTAGGTAAAGAGCCTTTTAAAGCAAGACCATTTTTTGATGCAGAAAATAGTTTATTTTGGTTGAAACCTCGATATACAAGACAAGGTTATAAACTGAATTTAACAAGGTATAAAGAATAGTAATCTTTATTTAGAATAACTATAAATTAAAATATTTCTGTCTTTTTATTTTTTTATTGCGGAAATTATTTATACATTTGTAATGAATTTAAAACACAAATATTATGAACTACATTAAATTAGACAAAGCAGATTTATTCTTAACGTGCAACGAAACAGATTTATTTTTTGAGTATCAAGGTAAAAAAGTTGCAGAAGTTTTAGATAATGGTAAAGTAAAATATTTTGAAAAATTGCCAAGAAGTTATAAAACAGAAATTGAAAGTTTTTTAATAGATATACAAACAGGTAAGAGGGTTATTGTTTAGCCCTCTTTAAAAACCAATAGTTATGGAAAACATTTTAGCAAACATTGATTTATACGGATTAGATGTTTTATTAGAGCAGTTGAAAAAACAGTTTCTTTTTATTTCTTTTGCGGAAAATTCAATACCAACCGCAGGAAGTAGAACTTTACCAACAAGTAAGTTAGTTAGGTTTAAAGATGATTGTAAACTAATTAAGGTTATTAAACACCGCAATAAAGATTTAACATTACAGACGAACAAAGGATTTTATAAATTTTCAAATTAAATAGTTATGAGTGAAGTAGAAAAGTTTATAGAAGATTGGGGGCAAACAACGGAAGAAATTTGCACTAATTTAGGTTATGATTTAGAAGATAGTGATGATTTATTAATGATTGATTATTTTTATGATAAATTATCAAACGTTTGGTTACCTAAACAAAGTAGTTTATATAGTAAAAAAGAACAGAAAATAGCAGACCAATTAAGATATTAATATTATGATAGCACCTTTCAATTACATTACAGCAAATTTAAACATTGCAAAAGCAGTAGCAGAAGAATGTAGTAAAAGTGGAAACAACGAATATAGTGTAGACTATTATACAAGTTTACCATATTATAAAAAACAACTTGACAAAATAGATAAGCAAGAACTTATAGACGAACTAAACGATTATGGAGTTTGGGAAGATGAAGAACTTGAAGACCATAACCAAAATTTAAAAAGAATTTTTTGGTTAAAATGTGGGGATATTGTTGATATTATTTATAATAGTTAATCAGTTTCTTTTTAATTTTTTAACGGCGAAAAACACTATGAAAAAAATAATCATACAAAAACAGCACGATAGAGTTATATACATTTTTGAAAATGGTATTAACTACAATATGGGAATAGATGACATATTTTTAGATACAAAACCTTGTCCAGAATTAACAGGTATTTATTCTAAACTATTAATCAGACACAAAAAGAAATATAGTTTTAAATTAGTTAAAAAAGCTATTGAGATTTATAATATGACTAACATATATTTTTATTAATTCTTTTTTCGGCGAAAATATTATGAAAACAAAAATTAAAAGTGGGTTTTATCCAATAAGTGTTACTCGCGTAAAAAGACTTATAAAAAATTGCGAGAATTGGAATTATGGTAATAAATATACTTGTAAATATGTTTCTGAAAGTATTATTGAATGGTTATTAATGTATTATGAAGATTTACCAATAAGAGATAATTTATACAATGATTTAATTTCTATTGTCCACGATATAAATAATGGTGGAAAGTATAAAAGAATTAACTTATCTTTAAATTGATAGGTACTATTTAAAACGATTGTAAGACACTTTAATATAATTTTGGTATTGATATATACCTTTGATAAAAATAACACTTTAACACCAAAACCCCCAAAACCACTAAATTTTTGCCATCTTTAATCTATTAAAAACAAGTATATTATAGTATGGTAAAAAAATAAATAAACAATTATGTATAAAGTAGAAAATAACACCGTTAGAGTACCATTAGAAGTACTTTTATCAGATAATAGATATTCAGGTATTAAGATTGAAAAACGAGGTCTTAAATACGCTTATTTGAATTTGGAGCAGTACGAAACTTTGTTATCTATATTACAAGAAACTAAATTTAAGAGAGGGCAAAGAGTATTTTGGTTTAAAAACGGTAGTAGTAGAGTGCCTAAAGATATTAATTCAGAAACGGTTAATACTTCTCGAATTGATATTATTACTAAAATAGATTTTGCTTTTGATAAGTATAATAATTTGTTAGATGATAGTTTACGTTATTCTACTAAAGAGGTTAATGGTAATAGGATTGGTTTAGCTTATGAAAGTTATTTAGTTTTAGTTGATGATTTTAATTTGATTAATGGAACTTCTTTTTAATCTTTTTTCGCGCGAAATTTAAACATAAAATAATAACAAAATGGAAGAAGTAAAAGTATTAATTTGTAATAATTGTAAGCTATTTTATATAGCACCAACAGAAAAATGTAAATGCGGTTGTGGAGTATTAACAGAAACACACCCAAGTAACTTAATTTTTACTCAAGAGTTTAAAGAGGGTTGTGATAAATTTTTCGGGCGAAATTATTTAGAACCAATATAAATTAATAAAAACACTTGTGCAATTAAAAACTAATTTGTATATTTGTACAAGAAATTTAAAACATTATGAAATTTATAACACACACAAAAGAAGTTGTTGAAGGTAAAAGATTAGTTGATGCACTCAATACAGTTGCAGGTAAAATGATTGAAAATGCAAAAGCAGTAAGGGTTGGAAGCTATGCTGACCACGTAACAGAATCGAAAAAAGATTTTGCTTTAAATAAAAGTATCGAATTAGCTGAAAAAGTAAGAAACGGATTTTTTGATAACTTTACTATATGGCAAAGAATTAATACAGAATTAACAGGAGAGTGTATTCCTTTATTTAATTAAATTTTTATTTAATATTAATTTGGGGTTGAGTATAAAGAGTTATTGAAGTTTTAATCAGTTTCTTTTTAATCTTTTTTCGCGCGAAATTTAAAACAACAATTTAAAAATTTAATATTATGAACACAGAAAATAACAAACTATTAGCAGAATTTTTAGGCAATAGTACAGACGAATATGGAGCAGATGTTTTTGTACCTAATCAATTAATGTTTAACCGTAATGCAGAATGTATGCAAGGTATATTTCAATTTAATGAATGCTATTTTGATACAGATTGGAATTGGCTTATGGAAATTGTAGAAAAGATTGAGAGTTTAAAACATTGTCAAATAGATATTTCCCTTAATTGGTGCAGAATAGGTTATAAAGATACTTTATTTAACTATGATAGTAGAAACTATTTTAAAGGGCTAACTAAAATAGAGGCAGTTTACAACGCTTGTGTAGAATTTGTAAAATGGTATAACGAACAAAAATAATCTTTATTTAGACTTATTATAAATTAAAATATTTCTGTCTTTTTATTTTTTTAGGCGGAAATTATTAATATCTTTGGCACGAATTAAAAACAAATAACGTTCAAGTATTGACTAAAACTATTGCCTTTCGTGTTCGTGTCGAATTTGTTGAACCGATTAAAAAAATAGTAAAGGATTATGTTTCGGAGCGTCTGCAAGGTGACGCATAACAATAATTAATTTAAAAACCAGTTAGACGCTTCTGTATAAAAAGGCGTGAAAAAAATGAAAATAGACTTTAGAAAAAAAGAGCAAAGATTTAGAAATATAAACGGATTGAACGACGTTTACTTATGGAAAGAAAAAGATAACTATTTTGGAGTAGGTATTAATGGAACTTCACACCACTACAAAATAAGTAAAAATAACGTAGTAGAAAAAGTAAATTTATTAATCAATTTAAAAAACTAAATTATGAGAACGATACGTACAAAGCTATATACCTTTAACGAATTAAGCGATGAAGCTAAACAAGTGGCAATTGAAGAATATAGAAGTGAAGACCACGTCCATTTAGATTTTTTCCATGATGATGCAGTAGAACAAATCGAAAAAGCAGGATTTTACGGTAATGTAGAATTACAATATAGTTTATCTTATTGTCAAGGCGATGGTTTAAGTTTCGGTTGTGATAGAATTGAAGAATCTTTACTTTTATCTTTTTTTGCGGAAATTTTGGGCGAGGGCAAAGAAAAAACGGCAAAAGTAATTATTGACAATTGTAGTTTTGAAAATACAGGTAACAAAGGGAATCATTATTGTTATGCGAGTAAAGGCGATGTTAGTTATGAATTTGATGATTATTATGGTAAAAGATACAATGTACACGAAGTAGTTTCACAAGTGGAGAAAAAAATAGAAAATCTTTATATGGAATTGTGCAAAGATTTAGAAAAGCAAGGTTATTCAGAAATTGAGTATCAACGTAGCGATGAAGCGATAATAGAAACTATACTTGCTAATGGTTGGGAATTTTTGTCTAACGGTAAAATGTACTAAATTATGAAACTAAAAGAAAACGGAACAGAACTTTGTAAATGCAATAATTGTGAAAGGTTGTTAATAGACGAAAACCCACAAATAAACGCAAAGAAGTACGATATTAAAGGTATAAAAGTTTATTCAATGGAGTACATAAACGATTATGAAAATAGTTTTTGGGCTTGTCCGCATTGTAAAACAGATGCTTACTTAACAGACACTATTTAAAACGATTGTAAGACACTTTAATATAATTTTGGTATTGATATATACCTTTGATAAAAATAACACTTTAAAACTATGATTTTAGAAGAACCTAAAACAAGAGAAGATTTTGAACAAATAAAAAATACCATTGAAGAATTAATCAAAAACCCTCATTCAGATAAAGGAATGATTGAAAAACTTAAAGTTAGATTATTAAAAGTAGAAGAAAAGTTAAAAGGATTTAATTAAAAACAACAAAATGAAAATATACACACCAATAAAATTAGAACTTGTAAGATTAACAGTAAAAGGTAATTGTCAAGATACAGAATACTTAAACTTACAAGACACAACGCACGAAAACGCTATAAACTATATAATTAAAGAGTTTAGCAAATATATGATTAAAAAACCCGCCTCTAAAACTACAATAGATATACGTTATTGTATTGGTGGAGAAAATCTAAATTCTCAAAGAGTTTCTTTGTTTGGAATTAAGCCAAAAGAAGTAATTGAAATTTTAACAAAAAAATTAACTTAAAAGTTTTTTATTTCAATATTAGTTTGTATATTTGTACAAGAAATAAAGATAACAATAATTAAATATTTGAATTATGACAACAACTAAAATAACATTTAAAGAAATAAAAGATATTTTAAAAGAATATAATAAAAAATTTATAAAATTAGAAGATTACGATAGCTGGTTAACATGTGGTGTTTTACGTACATTTATAGGTCAATACTCTTATAAAATCGCAACATTTAAAGATGATGATTATCTATATATAGAGATGGGAGAACATTATGACGGTGTAAAAGAGTGGTTTAAATACTTTGATAAAGAGGATAAAGTAAAGTACAATAAGCACTATAATTTTAACTTTAAAATATAATCGGTTTAAATCACTATTTTTAATTTTTATTGGCGGAATTTTAATTTTAAACAATTTGAATTATGACAACAACTAAAATAACACCTAAAAACTAACAAAATGAAAATGTATAAGTATTTAGCAGAACATTTAGACAGAAGAAGCAAGGAATATAAAAGTTTAGATAAGCAATTAGATGAACTTGTATTAAAATATGGTAAGGATTCAAAAGAAGTAGAAGATTTTTTTAATTTAGAAGTGGATATTACAAGTGAGGATATTGAAAATTCTGTTTCGGGCGAAAAAACTATAAAAGTAAACAGAGGATTTTATACAAACACTTTAAAAGAAACAGAAATAAGCGATATTTTAGATGATAATGCACATTTAAAATCTATACTTTTAATGGTATTAAATAAAGAAAATGTTTGGGAAAATCAACACGAAGTAGAATTTTCAAGAGAAGATGCAATAGATTATTTATTGAATGAAAATGTGTTTAAAGGGTATAATAAAGACTATATTAAAAAATCAGTTAATAATTTAAAATCATTATAAATTAATAATTACATTTGTACTATGAAAACAATTAAAAATTTAGGTATAACATTAGAGCAGTTATACAACGAGGAGAAGCAAATTAACGTACACTTGTCAGATAAAAGTTATGTTTTTCATTTAGTTTTAGTTGGGCGAGATAAAGAGCCAGACTTTATGCTTTCAAGTTTTGGGGCGAATTTATTTTGTCGCAGTAACAAAGGAACAAACAGACAAAAATACACTTCTTTGAAAGGCATAGAAACCGCCGTAAAAAGATTAATAAGCAATAAAGTAGATACAAACGGAACAATAACATTTTCATTATCAAATGAAATTTATAATTTTTAAAAATTGCGACAAAAATAAAAATATAGTATTATGAAAACATTACAGGATTTAAAAAATCTTATAGAAGATATTGAAAAAGAAACAGATAGAAGTTTAGATGAAATACCTTTACAATTTGATTATATTACCGATGTAGTGATATTAGACTTATATCTTACAAGATATTCAGATTTTGAATTTTGCAGGGTTGAAATAAGTTAAAACATTCTGAATACTACCGAAATAATTTTAACAAAAAATAAACTATGAAAAATTTAGAAAAACTATCAAACGAATACAACGATTTAAGAGGTAAAGTATTAAGTTTATGTTATCAATTAGAATTTCCTCAAACTTTTAAAGAACCTATCAATATCGAGATAGTAGATAGATATACGGAGGAGATTATCGGGATTGATGAAGAAGGTTATTTAACTACTATTAATGGTAACGCCTTTAGTTTTGATGAAGATGTTGTAGGAGTAGGAGAATTATTATACTTATTAGAAACTTTAGAGGAGCAAAAAATATAAAATTATGGGAATTTACACAGACCAAGAACAAGACGGAAATTTAATTGACAATTCTACAAAAACAGATTTAATAGTAGAAATAAAAGAAATTATTGATAATTATGGAACATTTGGAGTAGGAGAAGTTGAAGCAAGTTGTAGTCCAAGTGTACCTAACCAAAAGGGAAATTTAAACCATTTGATTGAGCATTTTAATAAAGAATCAGTTGATGTTGAAGTTTGGAGTGAACAATTAGGAGAAAGTGTTGATGACTATTCTTTAACTTATGAGGAATTAGATGTTGAAACTTTAGAAGAAATTTTAGAACTTTGTCAAGCGTGGCAAGAAATTAACACAGAAGAATAATTATGAAAACATTTTATATCAATAAATTAGCAAACAACCACGTAAACGAATATGTAAACCAAGATGGCGACCACTATTCAGATTTAATTTCTTACACAACAAGAGTAGCCAGTTATAATCATTTAACAAATGAAATGAGTGTTTATAATTGTCAAAGTCAAACTACTATCAAACACATAAACGACTTTTTAGAGTATTATGGTTTTGATAGATGCACGAAAAAAGAATTAATTAAAAATTATAATTTATAGAACTATGAACACATTTAATCCAAAATACAATTTACACGTAAAAATAGGAAAAGAAACAGTTTTAAGAGCAACAGATAATATGCTTAATAGAATACAGATAAAACATATTTTTGCAGGAGAAAATTATAAATTAGTGAAATTATGAAAGTAAGGGTTTTTAACATAGATTATGATACAGACGGAGAAGAAGTTGATTTACCACAAGAATTAACTTTAGAAGTAACTTCTTTATGTGAAATAGAAGATAAAATATCAGATGAAACAGGTTTTTGTCATTGGAGTTTTGAATATGAAATAATTAAAAAATAAAAATAACAGATTTATTCTATTAAAAGATTAGTTATGAAAGATAAACATTTTGACGCTATTTTGGCGAAAAATCAAATAGCAAGAGAATTAAAACAAAATAGAGAAGATATATCTTTAAATAATATAAAGAAATTACTTTTAGTTATTGAAGAGTATATCGGAGAAGGTAATCAACCAAGTGTAGAAGACATTTTACAAAGTAAACAAAATATATAACTTTGAAACTAAAAATCTTACAAAAAGCAGTTAATTTTCGGTCAAAACAGAAATTAAACAAAATGAGTTGGGTGCAAAAAAGTAATTATTTTTCTTTGAATAATAGAATAGATTTCTTATATTTGCAGTTTTATTTCCTTTCTTTGCGCGAAAAAATTAAAAAAGAGGTTCAAAATAACTACACTTTCAAAACAAAACAACAGATTTTAGAAAGTATAGTAGAATATGACGGATATGACAGCATAGATTTTGAAAATACATTCATTTGGAAAAAAGATTTAGAGCCACTAATAGAAAACTACATACAACAACAGATTAATAAAATAGAAAGTAACACTTTAAAATTAGAATTATGAAATATTTAGTAACACAATCATTTTCAACAGAAAACAATACAGAACAAGACGAAAGTTTAACACAATCTTTTGCGAATAAAAAAGATTCCTTAAAGTATTTTGATGAAATTAAAAACAACACACAACAAGGTGGGCAAATTATAACAGACTTTTGGCTAAACGATGAAGTTATAGATAGTTTTTACTCAAATTTTGATTATTCACCTTTGTACGGCAATTTAGTTATAGCTTATCAACACGAAGGTAAAGGTATGAATTATTGCCATAAGTTTTTAGGTGCTAATTGGTTAGACGATAGAAATTCTAAACACCTTTCAGATAATCCAGATAGTAGGTTTAAAATTTGGCACACTATAACCGATTTAAAAATAGAAGATTTAAACGGTCTTTCTTATGATGATGCCGTAGAAAAAGTAAAAGATGTAGTTAATTTACGTTGGAATAACGATATTGATTTAGACGGTTTGGGGATTGGTTTCAAAGAAAGTTTTGAAGATGCTATTGAAACAGCTTTGATTGAGTATTTAGGAAATATTGATTACGAAGAAAGTGATGATTATACTATTCAGCATTACACAGATAGGATAGAAATAAGTAGAGATGAAAATCCTGATAGTAGATACAGTATCTATCTTAATACTATAAACAAACACGCTTACGAAAATGGAAGTTATAACTTTGATATAGTAGATACTTCTTGTTAATAAAATTTCGCCACTAACAAAATAAAAAAGATATGATACACACAACACAAGATTTCTACAACAAAGTAGCAACAGACATTAGAGTAAATTATTTTGCAAATGAAAATCACGGCACAACAGAAAATCAAAACTATTGGAAAACAACAAAAGCAATAGAAGATTTTAATAACGGTTGTTTAACTTATAAAGTTTTTATAGGCAGATTAGCAAAAGCAACAGGAACTAATAACGCAACTATTCATAATTTAGTTGAAAAGCATATTGTTAGTTTTGGGAGTTATCAATACAAACCAAGAAAATTGTATAGTGAAAACAAAAAAGTAAACTAATATGGAAAAAGATTTAAGATATTACAAAGAAAACGCAGAAGAAGATTATTTAACAACGCCAATTTCTGTTTTAAGATATATTGGAATGGCGGAAAAAAGAATTTATTTATTAAAAACAGTTATTTATCTTCTTTTATCTTTAATTTGTTTAGGCGGAATTATAATTTTAAACAGATAAAGTTATGGAAGAAGTAGTAGGATACATAATGTACTATGATTTATTAAAAGATGACGTAAGAGGTTCGTTTTTCTCAAAAATAGACGAGTGTATTAAAATAGCAAAAAAGTTTTTAATAAAATACCCTGAAACATTTAATTGGGAAGATGTGGATTTAGATTGGGAAGAAGAAATTGTAGAATTTGTAAAAGATTATTTTAAAAAGTAAAGTTATGAACGAAATAGAAAAAGCAAAACAAGTATTAGAAAATGCAGGTTATCAAGTAGACAACCTTTGGCACATAGACGATGTAAAACAGAACTATAATTGCACAGACGAAGAAGCTATGGAAGTTTTAATTGAAGCATTAGGGAGAGATTATATTATGGAAACAGTTTTTGATATAATTTCTTTAGAGGCAGAAGAAATAGGTTTAACAAGAAAAGAAGATTAATTATGCACGTAGCAGTAGCAATAAAAGACAACTATTGGGTTTTACTTTCAAAACCTTGCACTTTAGAACAAGCCGAGCAGTTTAGAGGTTGTGAAATGCGCGGAGAAAAATTTGAAATAAAAACAGAAGAACAGGTTAATAATCATAAATTTGTATTAAGATGACATACGACCAATACTTATTCTCTAATCTATGGAAATTAAGAGATAAAAAGTTTAAGAAATTAGAATATGATTTACAGTGGGGTTTAGTGTTTGTAGAATACGATAGATTTTTAAACTCTAAATTTGCAGAATTAAACACTTCCACTTACGATTGCATGGATTTATATTTAGCAGATAAATTTTTAATTAATAAAAAACAATAATATTTTGACAAGAATAAACGCTTCAATACGACCTATCGAGTTGACTAACGCCCACTTACTAGCAGAAATTAGAGAGTTACCTAGAATTTTGAACACAGTAAAAAGTGGCAAAGCTAAAATAGAAAATAAAACAGATGTGTTTAAATTAGGAACAAATCACACAACTTTTTTCTATGGACGCTTGAAATATTTAGTTAATAGGCATAAAGGTTTAGTAAGTGAAGCTGAAATTAGGGGATTTAATATAATGGATTATTCAGAATCATATAAAAACATACCACCACACTTGTTCAACGACTGGCAAGAAACTAAAGAAAGTAGGCAATTACTCAAAGAAAGAATAAATTTAAGACTAACAGAATCAAAACAAGTAATTAGATTTTACAATAGAATAGTAACGCTTGAAGAAGCATTAATAAAATAACATTATGCAAAAAGACGTAGTAACATTAAAAGAAATCAATAAAGCATATCCAACAGAAACTTACTTTTTATCTGCCACAAAAAACATTAAAAAACCACTTAAAGTAGTAAATTTAAGATATGCAGAACATGAAGACAGAACCAACAGAATTAAAGAAATGCAATCAAAAGTTATAGAGCTGTATAATGAGCATTTTAATAAGTTTGCAGTGAAGTATGAAGAAGTTAAATTCAGTTCTTATTCTTTTTTAGCGGAAAATGAAAATAGAGTAATGAAACTTAAAGAAGAAATTGAATACTTACAGTCTTTACCAAAAGATGTTATTAATTCAGAGGGTGGAGTTATTTATTGCGGAGAGAATAATGTTTGGGCGGAAAAAGTAATTATCAACAATTAAATTAATAAATGTTATACAGAGAACTACTAGATATGTATCCAATACCATGTTGGGTTGAAACACCTAATGGAGTATTAAGAAAAATAGAAAACAATAAAATAACAGTAAGTAAATATCATTTGAATGTAGCTTATTTAGACGGAGTATTAGTCTTTGATAATGGAAAATATGCTACAATTTCAAGCCCGCCTGTAAAGAAATAGATTATAAAAACAGAAGTAGTTTTACCACCACACGAAAAAATAAAACAGAATAATCTTGTGAGATTAAAAATTAATTAATACATTTACAAACAAAATAAGAAATAAAAATGACAAAGTGTTTAAAAAGTTGGAGAATTAGATTGGCAAATTACTTACAAAAGACAGAAAAAGAAACTGAATTTAAAGATAAGAAGACTCTTATTATGAGTTTACTAAAGAAAGATTTATCTATTGAGGAGAGTGTTAACTTATTTTCATCTGTTTCATCTGTTTTTGTGGGAAAAATGAAAGAACAGCTTGAAAAAGTTAGTAGAGAAAAGGAAGTTTTAGAACAGTTTTTAAATAAGTAGTTATGGAAAAAATGAGCAATAAAAAGCGGTTTTTTTTATGCGTATATGTTAATCGTTAACATTTATTTGTTATATTTGTCAAATAATTTAAAAACAAATAATTTTATATGGAACAAAAAAGAAATTTATGGGTAATACCAACAGATAAACCAAGTAGGTTATGGTTATCAACAAGACGAAAACATTATTTAATATTTGATAAATTTGCTAGAACAGGTGTTGCGTATGTTAAACCTCAAAACATCTGCATTACTTCAGATAAAGAAATAAAAGAAGAAAATTTAACAAAATCAATTTATGTTATTGATGTTCAAAATGGAAATATTGGTAAACTAACTTGTAAAAATAGATTTTTTAAAGGTTCTTGTAAATTAATTGGAATTGAATGGTCAAATAAACAAGATATTTGGAATTATAATCATATAAGAGAAATCATCCTAACAACAGACCAAGACTTAATCAAAGATGGTGTACAAGCTATTGATAATGATTTTTTAGAGTGGTTTGTGGCTCATCCGAGTTGTGAGTTTGTTGAAGTTGAAAAGTTTAGAAGTTTTAAAGAAATACATAGTCCTTATGAATATATGATAATTATTCCAAAAGAAGAAACTAAATTTGAAGATTCTATTGAAAATTCAATAAATATTATGTCTATTGCTAATTCTATGTTTAGTAAAAAAGAAGAACCTAAACAATCAGTTAAAGAATATGAGCAACAAGGTTTAGAAAAGTATTCATACGAACTTGAACAAGAAACACTTGAAGAAGCAGCTAAAAGAGCGATACCTGATAACTTTATTGAAGTAGCACCAAAACAAAAAGTGAATGCTGCGGAAATATCACGTCACTATTTTATAGCTGGAGCTGAATGGCAAGAGGAAAGGATGTATAGTTACATGGATAAATACGCAGATTACTGCTTGATGTGTTCTGCTGAAAAAATACTTAAAATTCCAATGTTACCAAAGGAATGGTTTGAACAATTTAAAAAGAAATAAGTTATGAAAAAAGAAACACTTGAAGAAGTTGCTGAAAGATTTTATGGAGAAGAAGAAATAGTAAATGATTATGATATTAGTGGTTATTTACAATCTGCTTTTTTAACAGGTGCTAAATGGCAACAAGAGCCTGAACAATTCTTTAATGATGATAGAGTAAAAACACTAGAAAAAGCAATAGAGTATCTTCTTAAAAAACAAGAACAAGACAAGAAAATGTATAGTGATGAAGAAGTTATAGTGATGATTAATGAATTTGACAAATTTTTATTAGATAATAGAGGTATGCAAGGATTAATTAGGGAAGAAAAAATTAAACAATTCTTTAAACAATTTAAAAACAAATAAGATATGAAAAGACTACTATTAGGAAGTGATGCTATAATTGGATAAAAGAAAAATAAATAAGATATGGAAAGATGTGAAGAAATAGTTATATTAATTGAGTATTTAAAAAATGACGTTAAACGTACAATTAGTCAATATCCAAGTTTAGCATCTGATATAATTATAAAAAATGGCAAGCTTATCGAAGCTTATAAAGCTGAATTAGAAAAACTTAAAAAATAAATAAGATATGAAACAAAACAGACTTTAAATTAAACAATTAACCCAACTATTGTATAGCCGTTGTTAGCAGTAGTTATAATACTAAACGTGATGGATTACAAAGGATTATCAATTATTATTAGAGATAAAAAAGAGTTTGATAAAGTAAAAGATTTTTTAGGTGCTGAAAATTTATATTTAGATTTTGTACCACAAATGGCAACAACGGAAACAGCAGTAGTAGTTTACGCAGACTATGAAAGTTTTTTTTCAACTGGTAGTACTGGAAGTTCCGAATATCAAAAAGCAGAAGGATTAAGGCTTGTTGAATTTAGCGAGTTCTTCAAATAATTACTGCCAACGTGATGCAGCTATATTTAGTTGCGGACTTTAAAAACGAAAACTTTAAATTTAGAACAAATGAAAATAGAAGAACAAAAGTTGAATGAACCACAAAAACCGCAATTGAATATAGGTGCTGTTATAAGCTGGGTGGCGGCTTCGGAGAAATTGCCATCAGTAGAACAAAACGGTAACAAAGTTTTGATTTATAGAATAATGAATGATAGCCAAGAAAGTTTGGCAATTTCTATACACGAAACTTCAATGGTAAAGTATTGTAATGTAGATGAAACTTGGTGGATGGAACTTCCAAAGCCACCTTGCTTATAACGTTATGCATATTAACTATGTGGCGTATTTGAACACAAACGACAACAAATAAACAACAAACAAAAAGTGAGCCGACACATTTCGGATTAACCAAAGCCAAGCCATAGCGGTAATATGCTGTTATGTGAGGTTTTTAAATTAAAACAAAATGGGAATAGAAGAAAGAATTAAAAAAGTAAAAGAAATTTTAAAGGCTAATGATATACAAATGTCAGTAGGTGGTTGTGGTTGTTGTGGTTCTCCTTCTGTTTCTTTTTCATATAAAGGAGAAGTTATAGTAGAAGAAGAAGATGATTTTAATTTTGATACTTCTGACGAGTAAATCTCACATAACTTCCGAGTGCTTGTGTTCAGTAGCGTTCTGACACACACTATCGTTTCGGTTTAAGACTGAACATAAAAGAAAACGCAAAACATTAAATTAATAACTGCCGTAGCTATTGACACAAACATGTGTTAGCATTAGTGCGGTTCTTAAAACTGAAATACTATGAATTGCAGATGGATTGAAATAGATAAATTCGATTTTGAAAAAGAAACTGATTTTGATTGTTATATTTTTATGGACAACAAAGTTAAAAAAGCAAAGTTTTTAAAAAATACTTTTTCTTTTAATTACGGTTTTTGTGGCAGAAAAGTGCCAACCCACGTTATGAAAATTCCAATTCCAAAAGAGCCTAAAATATCTTTTGAAAACAAATTGTAGCATTGATGCTAACGGCTACGGCTTGCCGAAGGCTGGGATTAGAAGCACAACTGATCACCCCTTGCACTAAAGCCGATTAAAGGAACAAAAGCTGAATTTACTACGTCTGCCCAGCTTTTGGCAAACCGATGTTACAGGCAGGTGTGGGTTAATCTTTAAAATTTTTCGTAATGAAAGCAATATATAAATACTCAATACCAACAAAAGAGAAGTACACAATAGAACTTCCAAAAGATGCTCAAATAATCCGCATTGAAGATGTAGATGGATTGTTTTTTCTGTGGGCAATAGTTGAAACAGATGAAGAACACCCAAAAGAAAAAAGGTGTTTAGAATTTTATAAAACAGGGCAACCAATAAAAACGCCACTTGAAAGGCTTAATTATATGGGAACTTGCAAACTATTTATAATGCAGGAATTGTGCCTTTACGTTTTTGAAAACACTTTTGAAACTGTTAAAATCAATGCAATATGAAATACGGTGAACTACCAACGGAATTAGGAATATTTGAAGTAGAATGTAAAGAAATGATGTTCTACCAATATTTACCTATTAAAATGCCAAATGAAACACAACCGATTTATGAGCCACGATTAAAATGCTTTGATAAATTGATTGGTGCAATATGTTGTGATTTTATTGGCGAATTTGGCTTGGATAATTATGTAAATTCATACGTGTATTTGACTGCAAAATTTCTTTATCAAATGCCTAATTGTTCTTTTAATAGAACAGGATGGCATAGCGATGGTTTTTTGACTAATGATATTAACTATGTGTGGTGCGACAAATACCCAACCATTTTTAATAAAACAGATTTTGATTTGCCATTAGACGATTTGCTTTCAATGGAAGAAATGGAAAAACAAGCGATGCCATTTAATGATGTTGCTTACAAAGAAAATCAACTTATAAGACTTAATCAATTTAACATTCATAAAGTTGCACCAATTACCAAAGGTGGAATGAGAGCCTTTTTAAAAGTGTCAATTAGTAAAGACAAATATGATTTGATTGGTAACAGCCATAACTATTTATTGGATTACGATTGGCAAATGAAAGAACGTAAACAGGAACGTAATATCCCGCAGTCTGTCGTTGATGTGCAGGGTGCTAACACTTGCCTGTAACGTTTGGTGGCTTGGCGAAGTACCGCCTTGCACAAATGTTGAATTATAGTACAAAGGCTTGTGGCGGTATTTTGCCAAACCACTGTTATAAGCCGTTTTTATTCGTGTTTGGCGTAACAATATAATTAAAAAACAATGAGCAATTTATTAAAAGAAACTCTTGAATTATTAGAGAGTAATAACAAAAAAGAAACTGATGTAAAATGGGTAGGAACTTCAACTCATAAAACAACTTGGGAAGATTTCAAAAAAACTGCTGATGTTGATTATGAAAGTGGATTTGGTTCATCTAAAGTTGCACAAGATTTATTAGTGGTTGGCGAAAATTGGTGGCTTGAAAGAGGCGAGTATGATGGTTCGGAATGGTGGGATTATAAAGAAATGCCAAAAGAACCAACTGAAACAATTGAATTAAAAGCATTGACTGTAAACCAAGCCGATGATTTAGGTTATGATGTTTCTTGTGGTTGGGAAAATTTACTTTCTATTAACGGTGTGTCGTCCTAAAATGGCTTATAACGTCTCGGGGCTTTATGAAGTTGGGGTTTTTGAAAACCGAATGTTGAATAAAGCACCAAAGTTCAATAGAATACCAAAAGCCAAAATTAAGCACCGAAGCCCCAATTTCATAAAACCCTTGTTAGCGGTAGTACTTATTATTAATAATTTAAAACATACAAAATGGAAGATTATAGATTCTCAACAATAGAGCCAATGCCAACAAATAGCGATACTATGGCATTTTTTTTAAATGAAAATAAACATTTCTATGCAAGATTTGATGATGAAGCACAAATTACATTAGAAGATGGAACTTATGCAGAAGTTGAAAATGGCGATGGTCAAAAATATGCTGTACACGCTGGAGGAGATGGCGATTTTTATAACCACAGAATTAGATTTGAAGCACTGTCATAGTATTACCGCTAACGGTTTCGGGCTAAACGAAGTAAAATTTGCGGATTATGAAATGTAAAGTTTGTAAAGAGAAAATAGAAATCCACGACTACGATGCTGGTTTTGCTTTTAATGCAGAATCTCCAATGACATTTAGAAACGCAAACTTTCATTCATACTGCTATGAATTAGAAACTGAAGAAGCAAAACAAACCGAAAGTAAAAAAGTGGATTATGAAAACCGCCACGATGAATATTTGCACGGACGATAGCAAATTTATTTTGTTTTAGCCCGTGTTATAAGTAAGCGATAGCGACCCGTAGGGTTACTTATAACGTTTCGTGGCTTTGCTTAGTGGCTGAAAAGCAATCCTAAATTATTGAATTAAAAACAAATTTTACAAACACAAAACAGTGTATAAATTTTGCCTGAAATAGCCATTGAGCAAAACCACTGTTATAAGTAGCTTTTATTATGGGATATTTAAAAGATTATAAAGAAAAATTTTTAAATGGGGAAGAAATTCCATCTGAAATTATTGAGTTAGTTTTAGAAAGTTTGAAAGAGGATTTAGAAAATAGTAACAAAGATTTATCTTTTTAATTATGATACGAAATATTTATAAAATACTACCATTTTTTATAGTGGAATGGTTGGGTAAAAAGTACGGAGAAAAGACAATTATTATGAATAGAAAAGCATATATAGTTTTTAAAAATACATACTTTATAGAAAAATAGTAGCTTTTCCGAAGCAGAAAGAAATTTATACAGCTTTTTAGCAGAATTATCTTTTGGACAGCTTCGGTTAAAGTTACTTATAACGTTTTGCGTGTATATGTCAGGTGGTGATTAGAAGCACTTACCTTTCAATACAGTAGAAAGTTTGATAAGAAAACAAATGTTGAATAAACCACAGAACCACCACTTGCATATACACGCTGTTATAAGCTGGTGCGGTTTTATAGCACAGAACTTGATTTGAAAGACGAAACCTTTTTCTTTTCTTTTTTGTGCGGGGAAAATAAAAATTTAAAAATAAAGAAAAATGAACAAAATATTTAATGATAATGCAATAGCAATAATAGATAGAATGATTGCTAAGGAGTATAAGGTTGATTTAATTGTAACAGACCCACCATATCCAACAACTGCAAGAGGTTGTGCTGGAAATAGCGGTGGAATGTTGCAAAAAGATATTAATAAAAAAGGTAAAGTATTTGAAAAAAATGATACTCACGTAAAAATATGGGGAGAAAAATTATATCAAGTTCTAAAAGAAACAGGTCATTGCTATATAATGACTAATCATAAAAACCTGCAAGAATATCTTAATGTTTTGACTGATATAGGGTTTCACTTCATAAAGTCAATTATATGGGATAAAGGAAACAAGATAATGGGTCAATACTATATGTCGCAATTTGAGTATATCTTATTTTTTAGAAAAGGTGCAGGTGTAAAAATAAATAATTGTGGAACTGCTGATATACTTTCTATACCAAATAAAAAAACAAAAGACGATGATGGTAAAAATTTACACGACACAGAAAAGCCTGTTGAGTTGATGAAAATTCTAATTGAAAATTCATCAAAAGAAAACGAAATAGTTTTTGAACCTTTTATGGGTGTGGGTGCGACTTGTATTGCAAGTTTATTATCAAACAGACAATACATTGGTGTTGAACTTGATGAAAACTATTTCAAGATTTCAGAAGAACGTATTAAAAAAGCGTGGGAAGAAAAAAGAAAAGAAAAAGATTTACAAGCACAATCTCTATTTGAAAACGAAATGTAGCACTTGCTTATAACTATTATATATACTCAACTAATAAAAAACATCAATAAAATCAATACTCAAACTATGAAAGTTCTCGAAATTTTTGAAAATAAATTGAGATATAAAAACTATTCTCAAAACACAATTAAGGTTTATAAACAAGTACTTTTTCAATATCTAAAAGAAATAAATTGTAAAGACCCATACAAAGTTTCAACTAAAGACATTGTTTGTTTTCTTGAAAGTAGGGAATTTTCATCTGTTGCTCAACAAAATCAGTTTATTGGTTGTTTGAAGCTTTTTGCGCGATATATTTTAAATAAAAAAGATGTTCATCTAAACAAAATAGAAAGACCAAAAACTGAAAAGAAACTACCAAGAGTAATTGATAAAGATTTTTTGTTAGATAAGATTTCAAAAATTGAGAATTTGAAGCACAAAGCAATAATCACTTTAGCTTTCTCTACAGGGATGCGAGTTAGTGAAGTTTGTAATTTAAAATTAGAAGATATTGATTCTAAAAGGATGTTGATTTTAATTAAAAACGGTAAAGGAAGAAAGGACAGGTTTGTACCTTTATCTTCTGTTGTTTTAAATCTTTTACGCGAATATTTTAAGGAGTATACACCGAAAGAGTTCTTGTTTAACGGGCAGTTTGGTCTGCAATATTCTCACAGAAGTTGTAACGAGATAGTTAAAAAATATATAGGTAAGGACTATCATTTTCACTTGCTACGTCATAGTAGTTTTACAACACTTTTAGAATCAGGAACAGATTTGCAAATAATAAGACAATTAGCTGGACATCAGAACATTAGAACAACTCAGATTTATTGTCACGTTTCAAATAAAACTTTAGGTAAAATAAATTTGCCTATTTAAAAATAATTTCGTATATTTGCGGAAGATAAAAATTAAAAATATGAAAATTACTAATTTAAAATTAATAGAGAAAAATGGAACTTCTGTAATATTTGAGGTTTCTTTTAAATCTTTTTTCGGCGAAAAGAAAAGATTAGCACATAGTGATTTAAGATACCAGTTATTCTATTGGATGGATAACAATGAATCAATTCGTAGTACAAATAATATAGAAGCTTGGTTAAACACAGGTAAAGAAGAATTAAAAGTATATTAAAACTATGGGAAGTGTAATTGGAAATATAGAGTGCCCAAACTGTAAAAGCGAAGAGTGCTTTGAGGACTACTACTACAAAACAGGAGAGGAATATGTAAATTGTCCAGATTGTGGATATCATAGGTCTTTTACCATAAAAAGAGATGAGCAAGGTAAGATGATAAAGTTGGATGAAAGTAAGGAGTTAGCTGTTGATAATGTAATTAGAGAAGAAAAACATATTGAAAATCCTTTTGGTGCTTATCGTGTTGAATCAAGCGTTGGGGCTAGTTGCGGAACATTAGAAACAGAAGAAGATTATGAAAAATTTGTATCTGAAATAGTTTCTCTAACCAATCAAGAAAATGATATAAAAGAAGCAACAGTTAGTAGATTGGTTAATGGTAAAATTGAAAAAGAAATTGTATTTAAAAAATGAGATTAGATAAAGAAAAACAAATAGAATTAGAACCTAAAAGATTTGAATATGCTTCTAATGCTGTTTCTGATTTAGGATTTGATATTTTTGATATCAGTTCCTCTTCTTTTTCATTTTTTTTTCGCGGCGAAAAAGTAACAATATTTCCATACTCTGGTTGGCATACAGGTAAATCAATAAAAGACGGCAGAGGAATTAAAAACTTAATAAAACAAATAAAAAATGAATAACAGAGTAAGAAAACAAGATTTAGAAAAACTATTATTTCTAGACATAGAAACTACACGTAGAAACGATGTATTAGACATTAATTCAAAAGAATATGATTTATATGCTTGGAAGTTAAGAGATAAAGAAACATCAAAACTACCACCAGCAAATGAAGTCTTAGAGCATTACAAACTAAACGGTGCTTTAGACCCAGCATTTAATAAAATAGTTTGTATAACTGTAGGTTTTATTAAAGATAATAATCTATTTTTAAAATCTCTTTTAGGCGAACAGAAAGACATTATAGAGCAGTTCTACACAATGTTAAACTCAACAGGTTTTATTCCTTGCGGTCATAATATTATTCAATTTGATATGCCAACAATTCGCTTAAAAGCATTTGAAAGTGGTGTTGATTTATCTATTCTTTCAGACAAACATAGTGATAGTCAACAAAAACCATGGGTATTGGCGGACAACTTTATGGACACTATGGATATTACAAAAGGTACTTATTACTACAACTTATCTTTAGATTCAATGTGTATGTTGGCAGGTATTGATACACCTAAAGACGATATTTCTGGAGCAGATGTTTCAAGAGTTTATTATGAAGAGAAAGACGGCATTAGTAGAATTTCAGAATACTGCAAGAAAGATGTTAAAGCTGTTGCTGAATTGTTTTGCGCCTTGCAAGGCAGAAAAGGTTTTATTAGAAAAGTTATAGATAAAACAGAAAATAATTCAAATGAAACTTTCGTAGAAGAGGTACCGCTATTACAACGCATCTATAAAGCTGTTTCTATTGATTCGGCGACAAAAGAAAAAATAGAACAGAAGTTAAGTAAATCTAAATTAACTAAAAAAGATAAAGAAATTGTAGAAGATATCTTAACAAGTCTTTATGTTAACAATACCATGTTTTCCTCGGACAAACCAGAAGTAAAAGAACAGAAAAAATTAGAAATTAAACAACTAGTAAATGGCAAATAAACAACTAATACTACCAAGTATTTATAAAGAACGTCCAAATAATCCTGTACCAGAAAGATATAAAAAATACATTGGTAGACCAGCAATGTCTTATTCTACTTATACAGCTTTTAATGAAGAGGGTTATAGAGGAGAATGGTTAGCTAATAAGTTTTTAGGTATTCCAAGTGAAGGTTCAATTTTCACAGAGTTTGGTAGCTCTGTGGGTACATACCAAGAAACAGGATTAGAGCAACCTTATCTTTCTCAGTTTGATATGGAAGTATTAGATAAAGAGATTCCAGGTAATGCTTTAGCTGAATATGAGAGAGAGGTTTTAATCGACAGGGGTTCTTACATTTTGTACGGTTTTGTAGACAGAATTTTCGGCGTAAAAAATAAAAAAGCAGATGTTATAGATTTTAAAACAGGGTCAATAGAGAAAAAAGCTAAAGAATATGCATCAGAAGATTATAATCAAACTACAATGTATTGTTATGCTTTAGAAGAAGAGGGTTTTGAAATAAACAGTTCAAAAGTAATATTATTTGATAGGAAGGGGAATACGCTTGAGTCTGGCAATAAAAATGTTTTAAGGCTAACTGGAGATATTGAATATATTGATACACCATATTCAAGAGAGCGGGCGGAAAAATTTTTAAAGAAAGTAGATGAAACAGCTAAAAAGATTGCAGAATACTGGGCTATTTATAACAAAGTATTTAAATAATGACAACCAATTTTAGTTTTTTTGATTTCTTAGATTAATGTTGTATATTTGCAGAAGAAAAGTAAGGCACTCTTTAATAACAAGATTGTATAGAATTCTTAAATAGGAAGAGGACTTTTACTTTGGTTATATTTTTGTTTTAAACTTACAGTTGTATTAACAACGGTTATACATTGTGTAGATTGGAGTTTTCTTAATTACAAAGTAACTTTATAAGGTTTTTGTAGGTGTGAATAAAAAGTCGTACTTTTGTTTTATATAATATAACGAATTTTGTTGTTTACAGTTTTTGTTGTATTTTTGTAGGGTAGAAATAGATTATTCTGTTTTTACTTTTTTAGCGGAAAATATAAGATTTTGTCCACCACCAAAGTCAATTTAAGATAGTAAGGTTCGTCCTGAAACAAAGATTGAGATTTAAGATGCGTGGTGGCTCTTGTCTCATTTTTGCGTTCAGGACATTTTTTATTTATATACAATGCAACACTACACCAACATTAACTCAAAGCTATATTCTGACTTATTTGAAGTCGGCGGTGATAATTTGTTGGCTATATATGCTAAACTAAAATATGGTAAAAATGGAGAAATAAAAATTTATAAAGAGAACAGAAACATATACCACACTTTAAAACAAAAAACTGATATATCAGTAACAACATTAAGAAAATACATAAAGATACTAATCAAAGAAAAACTATGTTATTTTGATACTAAAGGAAACTTTGTTTTAATAGGTACAAACAAAATTAATAAAAAATATGGTAGTAAAAAGGTTGTTCCAATAGAAATATCTTCTTACCAAGAAACAAAATTATTCAGTTTCAGAGTGAGAGTTTTTAGAATAGAGCAACAACAAAAGAATCGAATTGATAGAAGACACGAGCAAAATAAGATAATTGAGAAAATGGCTAAAGGCTACACTTTAACAGCACAACAATTCAAGTTTAGAAATTCTTGGAGAGATGCGGATAAAGAATACGCTCAAAACCAAGATACATTCAATGCTAATACAGTTTTATCTAATCAAGGATTTTCAAAATTAAAATTTGGAGAAACAAAAAGTAAAGGGAGCGGGAAATATTGGAAAAATAAATTAGTTTCGGCAGGAATAATAAAAACTAAAAGACAGTTTGAATTCATAAAGAAATGTTCTCAAAAAGAATACCTATCTTTAAGGTATGCAGGATACAGAAACTTGGTTTTTAAAAATGGAAAACTTTACAAAGAATTAATATCCAAATTCACAACAACAGAATTTTATAAGCCCGCAAAAGAACTAAAAGAATTAAAGCATTTAGACTTTGATTTCTGTTTCTTTCTATCTAAGCAATAATATAATATTCTCAATAGTTGGGTCAAGAAAGAATTCTCTAAAGTAATTTGGAGAAAATTGTTATGTAAAAAAGTCAGAATACTAAAAACAGAAATATTATTTAGAACAATAATAAATAAGCATAAACACTTGCACAATATAAATTAATGTTGTATATTTGCAGAAGATAAATTTAAAACAAATACTATATGGAAAGACATGAGGAAATAGTTATAATAATCGAACATTTAAAAAATGATGTTAAACGCACAATTAGTCAATATCCAAGTTTAATATCTGATACAATTATAAAGAATGGTAAACTCATAGAGGCTTATAAAGCTGAACTAGAAAAACTTAAAAAATAAAAACTATGAAAATAACAGAAAATTTTAGAATCGACACAAGTGGAGAAGGCGCAACTTTAGTGTTTTCAGAAATCCGCACAAGAAAAGATGGTAAGAGCAAAGGGGAGACTTACACCTTTGAAGAACCTTTTTATTATTCAACAATACAACAATGTTTAAAAGCATTCTTAGATAAGAGCTTAGAAAAAGCAAAAGATGTAGAAGATTGTGTGAGATTAATAGATGAAACTTATAAAAAGATAGAAAATTTAAAATAATGAAAAAACTCTACGAGAAATATAAAAACAAACTAGTAAGACTATCTGATGATGTTGTAGGAACAGTAATTGGATATGGAAGTGAACACCTAATATTACTTTTAGAAGAGGGTGTAGAACCTATTTATAGCTTTAGTTTAGATGATTTAGCCGAAGAAGATTTTTTCATCGATTTTGAATTGCTAAATAATTGTGAAACATGTTTGTTAACTTGGGCGGACGAAAGCAATATTTTACACGGCAAGAAAAGAAGTTTAAAAAATGACCTATAGACAGATAACTGAAAAACATAATATAAATTATTCTACAATAAGCAGAAGAGTTTTTTTACTAAAAATAAAAGGGTTATATGTTGGCAGAGAAATAAGGTTTACTCAAGAACAAGTGGATGAAATAGTGGCTTATAATCCAAGAGCTCATTTTGAAAGAAGATGTAAAAAGAATCACCCAAGAAAACTGAGAATAATAGAATTCTACTTAAAAAGAAAAAGTGCAAGAAAAGTTGCTGAATTTATGAATATAAGTAGAAGTATAGTTGACGAAGCTATAAATGAGTATAAAGAAACAGGTTTTATTGTGGTAGAATCAAAATTAAGTAGAATACAAATAGAAGAAGAAAATATAAATTTAGTCTGATGGAGAATGAAGATACAATGACTTTATTAGATACTGTCATTACGTTACAAATGTCGGTAGAAAACTTAGAAAGGTTGCAAGTAACACCTTTTAACAAACAAAAAGTTAAAATGCTTATAAAACAATTGATTAAAGAGTTAGACCCTATTGTACAAACTAATTATAATAAAATGTTTGGAATTGACCAAGAGACAACTTTATCAATAATAAATGAATATGAAAGGCATATTAAGTACTTAGCACCTCTAAATATACCTGATAAAATAGCACAAGGACAATTTGAAGAAGCTTGGGCAAGAGATAGAAAAACAACAGAAGCAACAATACATAGGATAATTACTAAACCTTAAAGAAATTTAGAAATAAAGCTTGTATATCTCAAAAACTTATCTATATTTGCAGTATGAGAAGGTGAGTAGAGTTGAATTGACAGAGTAGGAAGCAAACGAATTTTTAAAAGATAAATTATGAGCGAAATAGATTTAGATGAGAGAAAAATAGTCATCAAAAGAGCTAAAATAACGTTTAGCATTATAGGAACAGTTTTGTTAATCTTAGGAGCACTTATTTATTATGTCAAATAGTAGAGATTATTGGGAAGACAGGTTGTCGGAAGAAACAGAGAAACAATACTCAAAAGAAGTTTTAAACTTTCTTGACTTCTTTAGGTTGTTATCTATTGAGGATAAAATCGCCGTAAAAAGACTAATAGAAACAGAAAAATTAATATAATAGAAGACGAAGAAAAGACCTGTACAAATTAGTGTAATTTATGTCAAATGATGTCAACATATTTAAATAGCAATCCTTATGACACTTGTCAGTGTAGTTAATTATGAAACAAGAATATATAAAAATAAGAAACTCCCAAAAATATCCTATTGAATGGTTTTACAGCTATTTTATAGAGAATGGTGGAAGTAATATAAATTTACAATCCTTTCATGGTTTGTTTTCAATGATTGATTTAAACTCTGTTTTAACTTTTTTAGACGGCAAATTTGAATTGACAAGATTAGAAGATAGTAGTGGTAAATTTATTAAAATTGTAGAATAATGAGTAATAATTGGGTTTTTAGTAGCAATAGGTTTACTAAATATTACGCCGCAAATAAAAAGTAAAGAATGAGTAATTTATCACTATCCGATATTATTTTTTTAGCCAAACAAAGCGATAATGTCATCATTGCAAATTGGTTAAAAGATTTAGAAGAGTTAATTAACAAAACGCCAAATGATTTTGACCTTGGCGAAAAAATCAGAAAAATATAATTATGCAAGTAAAAATTAAAAAATTACATCCAAACGCAACTATACCAAAACAAGCAACAGAATTAGTATATTATGGAAAAATGTTGTAAAATATGTGGTAATTCCAATTATGTATCTAATACAAGAAATTACCCTGAAAAATTTTGCTCTTACTCTTGTTATGAGTATGATATAAAATTTAACAGAGTTCCTAATTATAATTGCAAAATATGTAATACTCCATTTTTCGCCAAAGAATCAAAAATACTTAAAAGTAAACAAGGTATTGCAGATGCTATGGCTCAACAATATGGAGATTACGTAAAAAATAATTAAAAATGTACATAAACTTTCAGCTTTTTAAGAACAGCGGTTTAGAAAATTCTGATATTTATTTTTTAGCCGCGGCAAAACAAATAGAAAAGACAGTCTTAGAAGAACTAACAGAACAAACATTCAACAGATTAAACTCTCTTGGACTATTAACAAGTGTGAAAGGGAGAAAAGGAGATAATCCTTTACATAATGTTAGGTTAAGTAAAAAGGGTTCTGAGTTGTTGAATAACTTATCAATTGCTGAAGTAACAGAAGATTCATTGCGAATATTCGAGTGGATAAAAAACATATATTTAGCATCTGGTAAGAGTTTAGGGAACCAAAAAAAGACAAAACAATTCATAGCTCAATTTTCGGCAGAAAGTGGCATAGAAAAGAATGCATTAGCATTTTTGATACAGACATTTGCTAACGATGAAAAGGAGATGGAGTTTTCAAAAGTTTTACAGTATCTCTTTTTTAAGGGCGAATCTGTTTTTAGTGTGCGCTTTGATTTACACTCTTCAAGATTGTACCAATATTACCAAAAGCACGAAAATTATTTTATAGAGAAATTTAAAACGTTATAATGAGTGAAATACAATTAGATAGTAGAATTCAACAAGTAGGTGTAGTTGCTACAGAGGCGTTTGCTGAAATGGCAAAATTGCAAAAAGGTACAAAACTATTACTCCGCACAGGGGAAGAAATGCTAGATTGTCATTTAGGAACCTTATTACCAGGTGATTGTGTTTTAATAGCTGGAGCTCCATCCTCAGGTAAATCTGAGACACTTTACAGAATGATAGAAAAAATTATGAGTAAAGAAGTAAACCCAAATGCTGAAAATTTTGTCAGTCTTGAGTTTTCTATGGAGATGAAGATGTTAAATAAACTTCTACGTACAACACATAACTTACTTGGTAAAAAGAAATCAAAAATATTATTTGAAGAATTTAATGAAGAGGAATCTGAAAAAGTAAAAAAGTATTATGAGAGTTTACAAGATAACAGAAGGTTTGTAGTTCAGTCACCTGTTACTCCAGAGGATTTTTATAAGATGACAAGAGATTTTTGTATTAAGCACAAAGATGCTGATAGCATAATATTATCAGCGGACCACATTTTATTGTTCGTAGGCTCTGATAAACAAGCTGTTTTAGAAAAAATAAGCGAATTTATAAATTTACTGAAGTTAGAGTTCAACAACGTATATTTCTTGTTACTTTCGCAAATTAATAGGATTCACAGTGGTAATATAAAAGAGAAATCTAATGATATGATGCCTAACAATTCTTGGATTTTTGGTAGCAGTTTTATGGAGCAGTTAGCATCTTATATAATAATAATCACAAACCCTTTCAAACAATCTGTGACACAATATTTAAAAGTTTCAAAAGAAAGGTATGATTATTTAGATGAATTTTTCGGGGAAGAAGATAAAAACGGAAGAATTTCATTTAATACAATTTCAAATTTATTTTATTTTGTAACAAAAGTAAGGGAATCAGATTCCCCATGGCGAGACCTTTTCGTAAAAAAGATGGATTTAACATCAGAACAGATAGAAAAAATGAAACAGTCTATTGAGCCCAAACAAACAGCCACACCATTCCAAACGCCAACATTCAACACTACTCCAGTGTTTGAAAAAACAGTTTCTGAGATTGTACCACCAATTAGTTTTGACCAGTTAAGTTCAGTTTTTGGTGATGGAGATACTACACCTCCTTTTTAAAAATAGCAAAATAGTGTTATAATTAATATGTATAGCATTATTCTGTTATTTAGAATCAATATAAATTAAGACAGTGAGATTAAATTCTTGCTGTTTTATTTTTTTACGCGGAATTTTTTTCGTATATTTGCAGAGTAATTAATTTAAAAAATAAACAAAAATGAAAAGAAAAGAATTATTAGAGACAACATTATCAGAAGAGAAAAATGTAAACGTAGTATTAGAAGTGACTACAAAAGCAGATGCTAAATTTTTAAAAAGAACAAAAAGAGATTTAGAAGACAAAATTGAGGATTTACAAGAGCAATTACAAAACAGATTATCATCTACAGAGCCATTGGATAAATCAGTTGTTGAAAATCTTTATAATCAGCTTGTAAACACTAAATCAACTTTAGAGCTTTATAAAACATTTGAAAAAGAATTTATCTCTGAGTAATTAACAAACGCCCTTTTAATTAAGGGCTTATTTTTCTAAAATATGAAAGTAAATTTTATAACACCCACTATAATATCAAGGTTAGACTTATCTTCTATGGGCGATTCTTCTAAAAGAGGGGATGAAAGCACCATAGGTCAGTTTGATTCGGGATTAAAGTACGCAATAGCATTACTTTTAAGAAATAATATAAACATATCTATTAAAACCTATGATGACAATGGTATTTTAAATGTTTATAAGTTTTCTACAAGTGTTAAGAAATGCCCCAATACAATCAAAGAGAAACAGCTTATTAATATAAATTACATAGACTATTCTGACGATACTTCTGGGGTAATAGAAACAGGATTTGCTTTACAGATGGGATACAATTGGAGTTTATGGATGGCTTTAAGAGAGCTTTATTCAAACATGTTAGATGAAAAAGGTAATATCAGTGAGGAGCAAGATGAATTTATGATTGCTTACGGAACAGTTGTTACTTTAGAATTTGATGAGCAAAATGAGTTTTTTAATGTTTGGGAAAATAAACACTTATATATAAATCAATCAAAACCTTTATGTGAAGTTTCAAGTTCTGTTGAATGTTTAGAAAATAAAGAAAGGTATCTTAGGATTTACAAACAAAATATATTAGTGTATGAAGATAAAGACAAACCTAGTAGATTTGCATGGAATATTAAATTTGGAGATATAGACGAAAGACGTATTTTAAGTAATTTATATTCTGTTGAACAAAACATTAGTTACGCTATCCAAAATACTAACAACGAAGATTTCTTAAAAAGTATTATAGCCCCTTATTTCCAAACAGAAGAAAAAGAGTTTTTAAGCACTAATACCCACTATTCAGATTATATTTCAGAATCTGTTAAAAAGGTTGTAAATGAGGTGTATCAAGAATTTGGAGAAGTTAGGTCTTATGATTGGTTAATTGATAAAGTTAGAAAACAAAAGGATTGTAAAATCGGCGGTAAAAAAATAAAAACAATAGAAGATAGTCTGTGGAGTTATAGTAGAGAAGTTACAATTGAAACCACACCTACTCCTTTATCTGAACCGTCAATAACGGTAGACAAGGTGGAATATATAACACCTTTTGCTTTTGAAATTAAAAAACATTATAACTTTAATTTAGATATTGAAGTCAAAACAGCTAAATTAAAAGGTAGTAAAGTAGTAGCTGATAAATTTGAAAAATGTCTAATTATAGATGAGACATTTAGTATCGAAGATGATTTCCACACCTTTTTAGTCGAATATTTAGACTTAACAAAAAACGGAAACGTTATTGAAAATTTAGCTATATACTGTTGTAAACTATTAAAAAAATAAAAAATGGACATATCAAAATGTAAAGGTACGGGTTGCGAGTTAAAAGAAACTTGCTATAGATTTACAGCGGTTGCAAACGAATACAGGCAATCTTATTTTTCTGCGCCGCCGAATAAAAGTGAAACAGAGTGTGAATATTATTTAGAAATTAAAAATTAAATTTTGACAGCAGAAGAATTTACAGAAAAATATTATCCTGAAGGATGTAGAGATTGGATGTTTGAAGAAGCATTATCTGAATTTGCAGAACTAAAATGCCAAGAACTTCTTGAAATTGTGGCGGAAAAAGCTTATGCACAAGTTGAACATGATTGTGCTATTATTGATAAAGACAGTATATTAAACGCAGTTGATTTAAAAGAATTTATACAATGACAAAAGGAAAAATAATTAGAAAAGAAAATGCATTTTGGGCTAGAACAGTATCTTCTTTAGAAGGAGACGATGTTGTTTTTGTAGATTATCCTCTATCTTTAACTTCTTCTTATTTCGGCGGATTTGCTGTAAAAGAAAATAAAGAAGTAAACTTTGAAATAGAAACTGAAATCTATACTGATTTGGGCGAAGAAAGAATTCAATGGGCTGTTATAAAACCATCTGTAACGAGGGTAGAAATAATCAACCACAATTCAGATAAACACCCAATAGGTAGAATTTTTACTTACCGTGGTGGTGTAGAAGTTAGTTATCAAGATGGCGGGTCAACTTTAAAAATATTTATACAATGAAAAAGATAAATTGTACAGGGAATGAAGGTAAAGGTTGCTTTTTAGATAGTTGTGGACAAAACTGTGGTTGTGATTATATAGAAGACAGACCAAAACCAAATCTATTCAGAAGATTATCTTTAAAATGGAAATTTAATTGGCGATTCATTCCAAAAGACTTTAAACAAGGTGTAAAAAACTTTTGGTATTGGCGAAAAGTAATTTGGCAAGATAGAAATTGGGACAGTCATTACATTTTTGAAGTTTTAAAACACAAATTAAAAGCTCAAGCTAAATACATTGGAGATAGAGATTTTTATACAAAAGCACAAAAAGATGCAAGAGATATGAGAATTTGTGTAAGCTTAATTGAGAAAATACAAGATGAGTTCTATGAACATGAATATTTTGATTATCATAAAGAAAAACATTGGTTTGAAAAATGTAGTGATATGGAAGGATATTCAACTTGGGAGTCAGAACAAATTTGGGAAAACTTTGACGAGTATTTTAAGAAATATCCGTTGATTTACAAAAGAGTTTTAAATGGTGAAGGTATTTTCAGTTTAGAAAGTAAGAAGTATATTGCAATGAATATTGGAAATATAAATCAGCAAAGAGCTCAAGATTTGTTATTTAAGATTATGAATGAAAGGATAAAAAATTGGTGGGAATGAGTATAACAGAAAAATACAGAGACTTTATCTTAGATAATATTATAAAAGATAAAATACTTGTTCAACTACCTAAACCAACAGAAGATGGTAAATTATTGTGGGTTAAATTAGGAATATCAGTTTATATTGAAGTTAAAATAGAAGTAATTGAAAGATATAGTCGTTCTTTTAAAGCTAAACTAATCTTTGATAATTATGAGATTGAGCAGTTGTTTTTTACTCCTTTAGAATCCGCGCCAACAAGTATAGAAGAGAAATTTAGAAGTAAAGTATCAAAACTTGTTTGTAAGACATTTTTCGATGATAATAGACATGAAGATGTTTTAAAGATGTATAAAGAGAGAGAAGAAAAATTTAATAACAGATTAATTTCGGCGATAAAAAATGGAAAATAAATTGCACCAAGATATTGTAACATACTGCTGTCAAAAACCTGTCTTAACCAAAGGTGTTGGAGAAGGTTTATTTTGCAGTGGGTGTGAAAAAGAAATAGATAGTTATGTGGATAAGAAAATCGCCGCGAAAAAGATAAAAACAGAATGAAATTGAAAGAAACGTTATATACGCACTACAAAAATAAAAATCTGTATCGAGTGCTACACCCTTGCAAATATCAACACGAAGGAGAATGGTTTGAAGCAGTGTGTTACCAAGATATAAATAGTTTAGAAGTGTATGTTAGAGAAGAACAGTCTTTTGATAAATCGTTTAAAGTAGAATAAACATGGAAGAAAGAATATTATGTGCAGCAGTTTGGTATAAAGAATTTCCACACATTAAAAACAGCGATGTACCATTAGGTAGTTATTTACCAAAAAATTGTGATAGTGGCGTAGTTTTTACAGGACACCGTCACGGTCAATGTATCTACTCTAAATGCGCCGTAACAGGACTAAGAGATGCTGAAAGTGGAGAACATATTCAAGGATTTCTAACAAATTTAAACAGATTCGTAGATAGACAAGAAGGTTGGGATATAGCTAAAAAAGCTAATCAAATTATAAGAGTTAGTGGCGGAGAGGGAACACTTTATAGTGAGGATTTATATTAATTTTGGCGGAAAAAGATTAAAAGCAAAAATATATGAAAATAGAAGTTTTAAAAAGGGTGGCACTACTTTCAAACCCACAATTACAAATTCTAATTGATAACTTAAAAGTAGAAGAGGTTGATTATTTCATAGAACATTTAACTTTAGATATAGGTAGGTCTATACATAATTGGTATCTAAAATCAGCGGAAAACAATTAAAAACAGAAGAAAAAAAATTAATTTAGTAGAGTAAGTATGGATTTAGAGAATAAAGGTTTAGTAAAAGTTATTGACATAGAAACATCGTCATTACTTGAAGAAATGGTTGACCATTCAAGTTTTCCTTACAAGCTAAAACCAGATGCAAAACTACATGTTGTTGTAATTAGAGATGCTTATACTGACGAGCTTTTTGTAGCTGAAGGGGACAAGATTACCAAAGAGTGGATGAAAGAGTCTCTAAAGGGCTGTAAATACCTTGTACAACATAACGGAGTTAAGTTTGATTTGATTTGTCTAAAGTTATTTGGTGTTTTAGATTACTCTGTAGGTTATTTAGATGAACCTGATACTTTATTCGGAGAAGAGGTTAAACATATTGACACTTTAATTTTATCTCGTCTTTTTAATCCAGATAGATATAATGGACACTCTCTTGAAAATTGGGGAGAAAGAATAGGTTGTGCGAAAATGGATTTCAGAGGTGAGTGCATAAAAAGAGGTATTATACCTAAAGATTCTCCTAAAGGTTTTGAGTTTAAAAACTACACACCACTAATGACTCAATATTGTATTTTGGACACAGAGGTAGGTAAAAGAACTTTCTTTGCTCTTATGAAAGAAAAAGGTGATTACAAAGGTTGGGATAAAGCTATTAAAATGGAACACAAACTGGCTGACCTTGCAATTAGAAGAGAGACTTTCGGTTTTTGGTTTGATAAGGATTTGGCTATTAAATGTGTGGAAGATTTAACTCAAAAAATGGAGGAATTACAAAACAAGGTAAATCCTTTACTCCCTCCTAAACCGATGACAAAAACAGAGTTGTCTAATTTTACACCTCCGAATACACAATTTTTAAAAAATGGAAAACCATCTACACACATTATAAAATTCGCTGAAAGAATTGGTGCAAAAATACTAGAAAACCAAGAACAAAAATACTTCATAGAGTTTGAAAATAACACCTATGAACTCCCTTTTAATTTACCTTTAAAGACGCATACAGAGGCAGATATAAGTAACCTTGACCATGTTAAAATGACACTTATTGATGACTATGGATGGATTCCTGTGGAATGGGCTGAACGGGATTTTACAAAAGATAGCAAAAAACAATCTTTATCTTACGAAAAAAGAGTGAAAGCTTTTGAAAAGTGGTTATCAGAAACTATGTGTGGTAAATACACTAACTTACGATTAAAAATAGCTTTTGATTTATTTAAAGCAAAAGGGTGGGAAGATTTATCAGAAAAAGTAAAAGACAGGTTAAGAGAAGATTTCCCTGTTCGTTTACCTACAAGTCCGAAAGTTAAAGTAGGAGTTGAAAAAGAATTATGTCCTAACCTAAATAAATTAGGTGAGAAAGTAGAGTTTGCTAAATTTTTTGCCTTATTTTTAACTTACAAACATAGAAAAGCATCTATCGCAGGAGGAGATGTAGAAGATATGGATTTTGACTTAGAAGCCCCAAATACAGGCTTTCTTTCTATGTATAGAGAAGAAGACGGAAGAGTAAGTACGCCCTCTATCGAGATAGGTTCAAATACATCAAGATACAGACATATTGGCATTTGTAACATTGCTAGACCAACATCTGTTTATGGAAAAGAACTTAGAAGTCTGTTTGGTTGTGGTGACGGAGGTGTTTTTTATGGATTCGACTACGCTAGTATTGAAGCCAGAATTATGGCGCACTATGTGTATAATTATACAGATGGTATAGAATTAGGTAAAACATTTGTTGCTGAAAAACCTAATGATTTACATACAAAAATGGCAGAAGTTATGGGAGTACCTCGCTCGGAGGCAAAAAGTATTAATTATGGAATTATCTATGGTGCATCTTGGCGAAAAATACAAAAAATGACAGGTAAAAGTGACCAAGATTCTAAAGATATTGTAGATGGTTTTTGGAATACAGCTATAGCTTTAAAAGAGTTTAAAGAGAAAGCGTTAGAATACTGGGAATCGACAGATAAAAAATTTGTACCTGCCATTGATGGTAGAAAAGTTTTTGTACGTTCCCCTCACAGCATCTTAAACGCCTTATTTCAGTCGGCAGCAGTTATCTATGCAAAATACGCAACAGTCTTACTTATGGAAAAATTGGAAAAAATACATAAAGTTGATATTGACCCTTTTACAGCTAAACCATTGATTATCAGTATGATAGAATATCACGATGAGGTTGATATGTATGCAGACCCCTCTTTTTTCAAGTTTGAAATATTCAATACTAAAGAAGATGCGGAGGCTTTTGTGAGCGACTGGACTGGAGAGCAACTAAGTGCTATAGGTCACAGCACAAAAGGTTATTATGTTTGTTTACCAAATATCATATCTAAAGAGACTGTAAATAGTATGAGGGAAATAGAGAGTATGTTTAAAATTAATGTTCCTATGGGTATGGAATATATGCTAGGTAGAACATGGTTTGATTGCCACTAAGATGTTAAAAATATTGTAAATAATTTGGATAATTAAAATATTTTTCGTATATTTGTGCTTTAATTTCTTCGAGCAGGTTGATTTTAAAACAAATTTAAATATAAAAATTATAATAGCTGAAACTTACTTGAAAACCACTGCTCTGGTTGATAGTAAGTTTTTGGCGTTTTTATAAGTCAAAATATGCCTAAAACATTTGAAGAGTGGATTTTAATAATAAATCCTGAAACATTAGACATTTTAAAACAAGAGACTGATTTTAAGTTCTGTAAGCAGAACCTATACAAAAAATTTGGAGTAAGTCAAAAAATGTTAGAAAAAATCACAAAGTATTTTAATTATGAAATAGTCCCTTTAACTAAGAGTAAAAAACTAACAACAGAAGAATGGATTTTAAAAGCCTCTAAAAAACATAATAACTTTTATGATTATTCTTTATCAGTTTATGTCAACAATAATACAAAAATTAAAATAGTCTGTCCTTTACACGGTGAATTTGAACAAGCTCCTAGTGCTCATTCGGATAGAGGTGATAGATGTCCTAAGTGTGGTTTGGAAAGTAGAGCTAAAATAAATAGAACAACAAAAGAGGATTTTATACGAAAAAGTAATGAAATACATAATTTTAAATTTGATTACTCTTTAGTACACGATTTTAAAAGATTAGACGAACATTTAACTATTATCTGTCCTATTCATGGAGAGTATATACAAAATGGGCACTCCCACATAAGAGGGTCTGATTGTGAAAAATGCTCCTATGAAAAAAGAGGTGTTGATTATAGTATATCAAAAGAAGAAATGTTAAAGAGATTTCAAGAGTTTGGTAATAACCTTATTTATGACCTGTCAGATTATAAAAACACAAATTCTGTTATAAGCTATTTCTGTGAAATACATGGTAATGTTAAACAAAGGGCTCAAAAACATCTAAGAGGGAAACAATGTAGTAAATGTGCTAAGAGAGTTAGTTGGAATACAGGTAACACTGAAAAATTTATAGAAAAAGCAAAAGAAGTTCATGGTGATAAGTATAATTATTCTAAAGTAGATTATAAAAATAACAGAATACGTGTTGAAATAATATGTAAATACCACGGTTCTTTTTTTCAAAGACCTAATAATCACGTTGATAATAATGGAGGATGTCCGACATGTGCTAAAATAATGTCATCTTATAGAAAAGATTTAACCAATGGTGAGATAGAGACTTCTAAAGAAATGAAGTGCTTACTGTATGTTATGGAATTTTCTAATGAGAATGAAATTTTTTGGAAATTAGGTATATCTTCAAACTATAAAAAACGTAAAAAAGATTTGTTAAAACAAAGCGGTTATGAGATAAAAGATGTGTCTGTTTTAGTTTGGAATGTTTTTGATTGTGTAAGTTTAGAACAGTATATACTAAATAAATATAAAAAACATAAATACAAACCTTTAAATTATTTCCAAGGACATACCGAGTGTTTTTCAGTAAACCCTTGTATTAATTTTAAAGAACTTAATACGTTAAATTATAAAACCCCTTTGTAAATATTGTAAAAAGAAATCATCTCCTATTTAGACTCAATATAAATTACGCCAATCATTTGTTTAATTGAGATAAATGTTGTATATTTGCAGAAGAAATTGCTGTTTTAGTTTTTTAGGCGGCGAATAAATTAAAAATAAGAATTATGAATTTAAAACAATATGAAGCAGATGGGTTACTTTACAGTCAAGTTCATCCAACATTACCTTTAACGGTTTACAATTATACAGATAGAGTGCAGTATGAGGGTCTTTGGGATGAAGTAACTTTACAATGTCGTGGACTTGTTGTAGATAATTCGGGAAATATAGTTGCAAGACCTTTTAAGAAGTTTTTTAATTTATCTGAAGGTAGAACTAATGTAACTGACGATTATGAGATATATACTAAATACGACGGTTCTTTAGGTATTTTATTCTTTTTTGGCGGCGAATGGGTTTTTGCATCAAGAGGTTCTTTTACTTCTGAACAGGCTATAAAAGGATTTGAATTACTTTCAAAATATGATTTAAAATCTTTAGATAAAGATAACACATACTGTTTTGAAATAATTTTTAAAGAAAATAGAATTGTGGTGGATTATGGAGATTATGAAGATGTAATTTTAACAGCAGTTTTTAATACTAAAACAGGAGATGAACAAGATATATATTGTTGGCTTTTACCTCACGCAAGAATTCACAGAAAAGATACACCTTTAGAAAAACTATGTGAGGATATAAAAGATAATGAAGAAGGATATGTAGTCAAATTTTCAAACGGAGAGCGTTGTAAAATAAAAGGAGCTGAATATTTGAGATTACACAAAATGATGTCACAAATGTCAACTACAGCTGTTTGGGACTGTTTGAGAAACGGCGATAGTATTTTAGAGTTATTAAGTGGATATCCAGATGAGTTTTATAATTCTGTTAGAGAGTATGAGGAATATTTAATAGGTTTATTCTCTTTTTTTGAATCTACTATTAAATTAGAATATTTAAAATATAAACATATAGAATCAGATAAAGAATTTGCCAAAATAATAAAAGACTATAAATATAAACATATCCTATTTTCTCTAAGAAACGGTAAAAGAATAGATGAACAGATATATAGATTAATTAAGCCAGAATATAAAAAGTTATGAAAGTTAAAATATTAACAAGCTACCCAAAACAAACCTTAAATGTAGATAAGGTTTATTTTTCGTCAGATTTTCACATAGACCATAAGGCAGTGATAGACTTTGGTAGAAAGTTTGACAGCGTAGAACACATGAATGACCACATTATAGTTGAAACTAATAAACTCGTAAGAGAGAATGATTTACTTGTTTTGTGCGGGGATACGATGATGCAAGATAAAAACTACGAACAGTTTTTAAATAGTTTAGTTTGTAAAAATGTTATTATGCTTTTTGGCAATCATTGTAACAGAGGAAAGTTATTTTCTACTTGGCATGAATGTGATAAGCTTATTTATTTAGGAGACTATTTAGAATTAAATATTGAAGGTCAAATTATTTGCTGTTCACATTTCCCGCAATTTTGCTGGAATTACCAAGAGGACGGCGCATTTCATTTAAGTGGACATTTACATGGAGATGAAAATCCTGTAATTAAGGAAATAAGAAAATATAAAAGTATGGATGTTGGAATTGATGCTTACTATAATATGTTTGGAGAATACAGCTTGTTTTCTTACGAGCTAATACAACAACTACTAAAAAATAAATTAACTATTGGAAGACATGAGTAAAATAATAATTTTATGTGGAATTAGTGGAAGTGGGAAAAGTACATTTGCTTCTACAACAGTTAGACACAATCCAGAAAGGTATATTGTCGTAAATAGAGATAAGTTAAGAGAGGCTCATTATGGATATCTTGAAGATACAATATCAGAATACTACAGTAGAAATGATTTTAATTATTTAGAGAATCAAATAACAGCTGTTCAAGATAATCTTATAAGTTTTTGGTTAAAGCGCGGAAAAGATGTTATAGTCGATGCAACTAATTTACGCATAGAGTACCAAAAAAACTTTGAAAAGTTTAAAGTACCTACAGAAGTAGTTTACTTTGATGTAACTTTAAAAGAGGCTTTAACTCGTAATATGGGTCGAAAAAGAAAAGTAGATGAAAGTATAATAGAAAAACAATATCAACAATATTGTAATTTAAAAAAGTTATGAAAATATATAAAGAAGGTTCGGAGATACCATACATCTTCATTGATGAACTACCTGTAGAAGAGCAGAAAGCTTTTGAAATATGGATTGATGGTAGCACAGCTCCTTTAATTGAAGGACAGGAAGAAAGAAGTACTGCTTATATACATGATTATAGACGGTTTAAAAGCTGTTATTTTTAGTCTGTCTTTTTAATCTTTAAGCACTCGTGCCTCGTATGCGCGAAAAAATAAATTTAAAATTAGAATTATGAAAATAGATTGGAGTAGAGTACCAGATTGGATAGATTGGGTTGCACCTGAAGAAAATCATCCACATAATGACAGATGTATTGGTTGGTGTAGTAAACCAGAAGTAAAAGAATTTAATGGGGTATTTGAGTTTACCAATTATTATTGCACTGATGATGATGGTCTATGGTGTGAATTGCCACACTATGTAGCTGAAAGAGAAGATTCAGATTTGTTAGATTTTGAAAATAGTTGTATAAAAAGACCTAAAAAATGATAAAAACACCAAAACAAGAAGCTGAAGAATTAGTAAAAATGTTCAGAGATTATAGCTGGGTAAGTTGTGAAGACGGCTATGAGATAACTTCAAATATAGAATCAGCCAAACAATGTGCAATAATCGCCGTTAAAAAAATAATAAGTGCAAGTCCAAGTTTACCAATACTATCAGATGCTGGGAATTTTGTAAATGACATTGAAGAGTCCACAGAATATTGGAAAAAAGTTTTAAAAAAAATTGAGAGTTATGAATCTTAAAGAACAATTTAATTATGAAAATAAGCACTACTTAATGTTAGATGCTGAAAAATGTGAAAAAATAGCTGAAGATTTTGCTATAAAATTTGCTTCATTTATTGATAAAAAATACTATCAGCATAAATATGATAACAATAAATATGCTAAAAGTGAAGATGATTTTAATAATGGTAAAACATATAACATAAAACAACTATTAGAAATTTTTAAAAAGGAAAATGAACAAGCCTAAAGTCATTTGCATAGACGACAAAAATAAGCCACAAGAGATAAAACAGCATTTATGGATTAAAAAAGATAATGAATATACTATAACTCATATTTACTATCACGAAAAGCAGGGTATTTCTGGATGTGAATTAGCAGAAGTAGAACTTGATGATAGCTGTTTCCCCTATGTTTCATTTTCTTTGGCGCGATTTGCAATTCCACAAGACCAATTAGAACTGTTTATAGCTCTATTAAAAGATTGCACTGACCTAAATGACATAGATATAAAAAAGTTAATAGAAGAAGAGTATTTAGAAACCGCCTAAAATCAAAAAAAAAGTATTTAGGTTTTTCGTAGAAACAGGAATATTAGATAGTATTTCAGAAGAAAAACAACAAGATTTAAAGAACCAATTTATAAACAAACTACAATCGGAAGCATTAGAAAAGTCAGCTAACGAAGTTTTAAAAAACAAAAACAATGGAAACGCATAACATTAAATTAGACAACGTAAATTTTGAAGTAATTGGAGATTATGAAAAAGCTGACACAACAACAGGTTACAAAGGTGGATTCTCTATAATGGATGTAAAAATTAACGACGATTCTGTTTATCAATTTTTAAGCGAAAATGCTTTGGAAAAATTACAGATGGCAGTTCTTGAAGAAAATTATTAATTAAACACAAAAATTATTTAAAAATGAGAAAGTTCATAATAGCACTAATGATTGTTCAGGTAATCCTATTTTGTATGGGTGTTTACTTTTTGGTAGATGGTAAAATTGCAAGCGGAATACTCAACATCGTTGTAAATGCAATATTCTTTGCGGTAAATGTAAACACCCTTAAACGGCTCTAACGTTTTGCAACTACATCACGCCAGCCTATGCAGTGAGTAGTTTCGGCTGGTGAGTTGTAGTTGCTGTTATAAGAAGTAGCGGATAATTTAAACTAAATATGATGAAAATAGAATTTCACACACAATGGATGGGCTTTAAGAAATTTCCAACTTATAAAGTAAACGGTAAGAACTATACAAGATTATTCTTTATGTGGTTTGCAACAACATTAGTAACTAAATAAACAAAATAGAATTATGAAAACAGAGGTAGTAATATGGCAAGGTAAAGCAAAGATAGTTTTGCACGCCGAAAATGAATTTGAAAAAGAATTAATTGAAAAGGTAAAAGATAGCCGTTTAGGTTATAAAACAGAAACGCAAGTATTGACTAATTATTCTTATCACTCACATACTAAACATCGAGTTGAAATAGATTTGATTGAAAACGTAAAGTAGCTATTTCTTATAACGGTCGATGATATGAGAGGTTTTTCGGCAGGATAAATCCCGAACCTTTCAGTTTAAGACCAAAATTAAAAAGTACAAACCCAAAAATTAAATTTATAAACCAAGCCGAAAATCTTTTATATCATTTGTTATCACTTCGGCTTTTTATTCCACTAAATATGAATACAGAACAAAAATATGTTAAGATTAAAGAATACAACGGAATTATAATATTTCCTTGTTTCGTAGAGCATTCAAGTATGAGAAACTTAAATCCTGTTTCTGCGGGATTTTGTATAGTAGATGCTGAAAATAAAAAGGTTTCCTGTTACGGAAGTTCCTATTCATTAAATCTAAAATCAGATGAAAACGATACAAAAGAAGCAACAAAGCAGGTTTTTGGATATGATGCAATGTTATCTCTTTTAACCGACTCGCCAAGCTGAGTGATAACGGTTGGGTATTTGCGAAGTTGCCCTTGCAGATACTTCAAATTAAGCACAAATGTTGGTGGGCAATTTTGCAAATACCTTGTTATGTGTAGTTGCGGTTTAATAGCAGAAAGTTCAATTTGAAACGGAATACTTTTTCTTTTCTTTTTTGAGCGATGGCAAAAATAAATTTGAAAAATTTAAAAATATGATTGATATAAACAAGAATTACAATGAAAGCAATTTAGAAACAATGGCAAAGATGCCTGATTGCTTTGTGGATTTAACGGTAACAAGCCCACCTTATGATGGACTAAGAACTTACAATGGATATTCTTTCCCTTTTGAAGATATTGCAAAGGAGTTGTTTAGAATTACCAAAGATGGTGGGGTATTAGTTTGGGTTATTTCGGATGCAACTGTTCAAGGAAACGAAAGCGGAACATCATTTAAACAAGCACTATATTTCAAAGAAATTGGATTCAACTTACACGACACAATGATTTGGATAAAAGATGGTGGAGGTGCAGTAGGGAGTAATAAATGCTATACACAAAACTTTGAGTATATGTTCGTGTTTTCAAAAGGAAAAATAAATACTACAAATCTAATTTATGACAAACCAAATGCTTCTTTTGGCAAAGATAAAAGCGGAGTAGGAAGAAGATTAGTAACTGGCGAACATAAAATAGAGAGTAGAAAACCAAGTGCGGAATTTAGCAGAAGAAACAACTATTGGTATATAGCCCCACAAAAAGGCGAACACCCTGCTGTATTTCCAGAAGCACTTGCAAATGACCACATTTTAAGTTGGAGCAATGAAGGTGATTTGGTTTATGATTGTTTTATGGGAAGCGGAACAGTTGCAAAAATGAGTATTTTAAACAACCGTAATTGGATTGGAAGTGAAATATCAAATGAATACTGTAATTTGATTGAAGAACGAATTAAAAAAGCGTTGGAAGAAAAAAGAAAAGAAAAAGATTTACAAGCGCAATCTTTATTTGGAACGGAATGGTAGCAATTACACATAACGGTCGAGTGTATGAGCAGTAGCCGAACACAGAACTTGATTAGATGTAGAAAATTAAATATTAACAACTGCAATAGTTTGAAACGCCTAACGGCTATTGCTTATACACTTTGTTAGGCAACGTTTATTATGACTAAAAAACAGATATTAAAACTTCGACCTGAATTTAAATTCGGGATTGGAATGACAATGATAGATTGGTTTGAAATTACAGATGGTGCTGGTTTTTTCTGCATTAGAAGCGGATTAAGACACGCTGATGGAGAAACTAAATCACCTTATCACTATGAAGATTGTGTCGGTGGAAAAAATGCAGAAAAGATTGCTATGGAGAAGTTTAATATTTGGTGGGCTTCTTTAAATGTTGCCTAACGCCTACGGCTTGGCGAAGTTGCCGAACACAAAACTTCATTAGAATTACAAATGTTTAAATTAAGATAAAATGTCAAAAGAAAACGAAAACGGCAATTTTGCCAAACCGATGTTAGCACCAGTACGGGTTTTAAACCTATACGCTGGAATTGGAGGAAACCGCAAACATTGGGAAAATGTAGAAGTAACTGCAATAGAATACAACGAAGAAATTGCAAATGTTTACAAGCAATTACACCCAAACGATAATGTAATAGTTACTGATGCACACGATTATTTGGCTAAAAATTGGAGAGAGTTTGATTTTATATGGAGTTCTCCACCTTGCCAAAGCCATAGCAAAGTAAGAATGATGGCAAGTAAAAGCGGAAGTTACGATGCTGTAATGCCTGATATGAGATTGTGGGCTGAAATAACCTTTTTACAGAACTTTACAAAGAACACAGATATAAAGTTTGTAGTTGAAAATGTAAAGCCTTATTACGAACCATTTGTAAAACCAACTGCAAAACTTGGTAGACACTTATTTTGGGCAAACTTTGAAATACCACAAACTGAAATTAAAGACGGATTAACTCACAACCAAAGAGGAAGTTCTGAAAAAGGTTATTTTGATTTACGAGAATATAAAATGAAACACAGAAAAGACCAAATAATTCGTAATTGCGTTGACCCAAATGTAGGACAATATGTTCTCGGTTGTGCAGTTTCGTAGTATTGGTGCTAACTATTATATATACTCAACTATAATAAAATACTAATAAAATCAATACTTAGCAGATGAAAGTTCTCGAAATTTTTGAAAATAAATTGAGATATAAGAATTACTCTCAAAACACAATTAAGGTTTATGTACAAACTCTATCTCAGTATTTAAAAGAAACTAGTTGTAAAGACCCTTATAGAGTATTAACAATACAAAAACATAAAATAAATTTACCGTTATGATAGAGTTATTAATTTTGGCAGTAATTTTTCTGTTTCTTTTTAAGCTTTTTTCGCCGAAAATAGAATATATAAGACAATCTAAAATGTGGATATGTCATTATGATAAAGGCAATAGTAGAGATTGGTTTATAATTTATAGAGAATAATATACGGTGAAAGCAGATGAATTTTATCAATCTTTTTTTATAGAGCCACCTTTTGATAAAGAAACTAATAAATGTAAATACTTATGGCAGAATTATTTAGAAAAATAGGAAGAAAATATGTAGAGGTTGAAGAAACCTTATCGTTAGACCAAGAAATTGTTTTATTTTGTGCTTTTAGATACGCTTTAGGTAGAAAGACGTATGTGGTATCATCAGTTTGCAATGAGTTAATGCGAGTTGAACATCTATTACCTTGGGATTTTAAGTATCGAACAGTTAAAGAGATTCAAGAACACCAAGATGAATTTGGTCAAGCAGGTATGGCTTGTGATGATGAAAATTGGGAGTATATCAAATGTTTATTCGATAAAGATAGGAGATGTAAAATAGAGGCTAATTTATACAATACTGATGACTGGATTGAAGTTGACGCTTTTTTACACACTAATGGTGAGTATTATCCTATTGGTTATAATCCAAGATATTCAATGTATCATACAACACGAAAAAAATGAAAGCAAATAAAATAGACGAAATAATGTTGGAAATATATCGAGCATTATATAAAGAAGCTACTCCAAGTGCAAATATTGATGAATTAATAGCAAGTGGCAAATCTAAAAAAGAAGGTTTTTTCAATAATTATTATTTAGAAGATTCGCGGCAAGAAGAAATAATAAGGGATATTTTAAAAACTAAAAAAGTATCAAAATATTATAAAAAGTTAATATATCGAAGTATAATTTTAGGAGCAGCTCCTACAGGATTTAAAAAAATATGAATAATATTTTAGATACTAAATTCCAGTATTACCCAAGTTCTGTTTATGAAACTATTCCCTTAGGAATGTGCTCTCTTAAAGAAATGCTTTCCGCAATACAGTCGCCTAAAGAAAGTACCTTAAAGGTCTTTAAAGAAATTGAAGAAGCTTCAAAAGTTGGAGATAAAAAACGAAAAGATAAATTAAAAAGCCAACTGTTCTATTTTAATCCTTGTTGTGTAATGGACGGAACAGGTAGAAAATATGAAAATATAGTTTCTTATACAGGTATTCTTTTAGTTGACATAGACAATTTAGAGGAAGATGTAGCTGTAGCTTTAAAGCAGTATTTATTTGATACCTATGATTTTGTTATAGCTTCATTTTTATCAGTTTCTAAAAAAGGTGTTAAGGTTCTTGTGCGTATTCCTGTAGCTTTAGATGTTAAGGATTTTAAGTCATATTTTTACGGTCTTATGTCTTCGTGGCAATATATTAAAAATATGGACTTCGCACCCCAAAACCCCTCACTGCCAGCTTATCTTACATACGATAGAGAGGTGTTGATTAGGGAAGAACCTGCTATCTTTGATAAAAGAGGTATTAAAGTAGATGAGTTTAGAGAGTATTCGGGAGAAAAAATTGAAGTAGAAGCGACAGAAGAAGAAAGACAAACTATAATTAAGATACTTACTTCAATGATGAATAAAATCACGGATAGCGGACACTACATTTGTAGAAGTACTTGTATTTTAGGTTGGGGTTATTGTGGAGCAGGTTATTTTACAGAAGATGAAATGCAAGATATTTTGTTTGATTTAATAGAAAATAATGATTATTTAAGTCAGAAATCAAAATCTTATAAAAAAACTTGTTTAGATATGAAGAGCTTAGGAATGTCAGCACCTTTAACCTTAGAAGATAATGGATAAAAAAATATTTTTAAGAGAAGATTGGAAAACTTATAAACCTAAATTTGTACTTTGTTGTTTAGATTGTATTGCTAATTTCCCGCAAAAAGTTAATACGGAGTACCTCAAAAAAACAGAAAATAGAAATAAAGTAATAAACATTTGCGAGATTGAAAAATAATTAGTGTATTTACAACGTAGTAAACTAAAAATTAAATAAAAATGACAATAAAAGAAAATTTTATTAATACTCTATGTGATTGGATTGATAAAGATTATAACAGAAAACACGTAGCAGAACAGCTTGAAGTAATAGCAGAAGAGTTTGCTATTAAGTTTGGGAGATGGGTAATACAAAACCAAGAATTAGAAAATACGAGCAGTTGGTCTGAAGAAACGGCTAATTATTATTTAAACGTTTTTAAAGAAGAAAATAAATTATGACAGAATACGAAAAAAGAAAACAGTGGTTTTTAGATAGAGTTGGAAAAGTAGTTTATAGAGATGGTAACGGTTGTAGTTGTAGTGTGTGCGAAAGGGTTAAAGACAAAGGTGTAACTATTGTTGATAATATGCACGCTTTATACCTATTAGACATGGAAGGAATGAGTAATATTCCAGAAGAATCAAATCACCCTTTTAAATATAGAGATAAATTATGACAGCAGAAGAATTTTTATACAATATACAACAAAGAAACATTAATAGAAATGTTACACTTACCGCAATGAAAAAATTTGCTAAATATCACGTAGAACAAGCTTTGAAAGAAGCTGTTGATAATATGAGAGATGGTTATGTAACAGAGCAAGATGAAGAAGATATTTTAAACTGTTACCCTTTAACTAATATAAAATGATAAAATTTAAATATTCAAAGCTATATTGGTTTTTAAGAAACTTTGAGTGGCTGTCTGTTTACTTTTCACCTTTTAAGCCGCCCAAATTAAAGTTTTATTTTGGAAAAGTTGCAATAGGTACTCCTATATTTTTACCCCGCACCTGGAAAAAAGCAACTCCGCAAAAAGCTATTGATGAGGCGGTAAAAGAACTAAAAAGAATAAAAGAACATAATAGAAGAGAGGGCAATTATAAATTAACTGAATGGTCTTTCTCAGAGCTATATGATAGGTATTTAAACTACAGATTTTCAGACCCTAAAAAATTTGGATTTGATTTTGTAGGTCTAGGATGGAAAACTAAATACGACTCTTTTAGACATGAGTGGAATCCTATTTGGAGCTTTGTTTGTTTTGGTTATCAAATTGCTTTAATCTTTAGACCAGAAGATGATATGCATTTTTGGGAATGTTACCTCGCGTTTGAGCACGATACAGACAAATCTAAATCGGCGCAAGAAAGATTAAAAGAGGCAAAAGAAAAACACCCTTGTGTTTGGACAAGTCATAGTGATAAAGGTAAAGTAACAACAGATTATTGGACAAAAGTAATTAAAAAACGATATTTATGATAGAGATTATTTTAGAGCATGTAGAAATGCCCGAAATAAACAAAAGAAGGTTTCAATATACTGCAAATAAAGGTAATATTAACAGTTTTTGGTACATAACAGATACTGAAACAAATGAAAGAGTAGGTAAAGGTAAGTTTCAAGATATGCAATTTAAATGCCACTACTTAAATAAAAATTTTTATAAAAATGGAAATACTTAATTTAAAAAAATTATGGGAAGTGTGTAATATTCTTTCCGATAAAGAATCAGAACTTTCAGAACAAAATTGTTATATATCTTTGTTAGGTATGAATTCGGATTATTTAACTATGGAGTTTGATAGTTTTTTAAGTCACTATTCTTTCAAAGTTGAAAAAGACCGTATTATAGTTTTTAATGATGATGGAATTCCTTACGAGGATTTTACTCGAGGGGATTTTTCTTATGTTCCTATTCCTGTTTTAGGTTTCGGCGAAAAAGAAATTGAAAACTGGATGGAAGAAGAAATAGCAAAACAACTAGAACAGCAAGAAAATGACAGAATTGCGCAAAAAGAAGATATAAAGAGGCAAATTGAACTTTTAAATAAACGATTAAATACTTTATAAAATGACTAAAAAAGATTATGAACAAATAGACAGCTTTGTAGAAAGTAGTTTAGAATATGTAGAAAAAATGTCTACTAAAATAGACGACTATTTAGATAGTAAAAGCCAAAGCTTTATGATGGGAAAAGGCAGTAATGTAGAAGATTTAGGATATGCTTTAATGGAACTAGAGAGTGCTATTTTTAAAGTAAAAGATAAAGTATCATTTTTAATTTAAATAACTTATAATATGAAAAAAGAACTATTAATAGAATTCATAGACTGGTTAAGAGAGCAAGAAGATGTGTTTTACGCATTTGATAACACTGAAGAAGTAGTAGAAGAATTTTTAGAATTAAATAAATAATAGATGAGTAGAGAAAAAACACCCCTAGAAATAGTACAAGACTTAAACGAAAAACTATGGAATAAATATGAGAGAGATGATGTATGGTTTTCATATACACTTGATAATCTTATAGATTCTGTTTCTTTTAATTCTTTCGGCGAAAATCACAATATAAAAATAGATTTGTGGAATAGTGAAAATTCGCAACAAGAATACAGAGAAGAAACTGGTGACTATGAGCCGTTAGAAGATACAATAATGAGAGAGTTTAAGATGGTTCTTGAAAATTTGAAGGGAATAAAAATTAAATAAATAAATAGATGGAATTTAAAATAGAAAAAGCATTAGAGTACTACACTCAAGAACAAAACATTTCAGAGGCTTGTCGAAGACATTGCACAGAATTAGGAATTGAATACTCTGAAAAATATCGAAACAGACTTAGTAGGCTACTTAGGAGTGGAAAGGTTGATTTAGATTTAGAGAATGATACGGTTACAGATAGTAACAACTATTCAAACGATAAAGAAAAACCACAAAGAGGGTTTACAGCTATTTCAGAGGACGGTTCTTTAATGAATATAGAACAGTACTGTTCACATTATGGATTAGATGTAAATAAGATTAGAAGTTACAAACTAATTAGCCATAGTGGAATCCCTTTTTATAATGTAGTGTTCTATGAAGAAGTAGTTGAACCTGCCGTAACAGAAGAAGAATTTAAAGAACTTATTTTAAAAGGTTTTGAGGGTGTAAAATACACTCCTATAACAAAAGATACCAAAAATAAAATTGGTGTTGTTAAAATAGCAGATTTGCATTTAGGTTCGTATGTTGATAACTTAATTAGAACAAAAAACTTCTCTATTGATATTTTAGCTAATAAGTTACTAGAAGCTGTAAACGATATAAACGAAAGAAATTATTCAACAGTTCATGTGCATATCTTAGGGGATTTAATAGAAAGTTTTACAGGTTTATCTCACAAGAATACTTGGAAAGGTTTAGATAAAGCTATGGTCGGAGCAGAAGCTGTTAAACTTGTTGTTAAAATTCTACACGATAACTTTTTATCTAAAATAGTAAATTTAGGAGAAGTTAAAGTTGTAGCAGGAAATCATGACCGAACAACGTCAGACAACAAAGAAGATGTTCAAGGTGGAGCCGCAAATTTAGTTTGCTGGGGATTAGAGTTATTAGGTTATAATGTTGAATTTAATTCTTTAGTTATTACGCATACTATTGATAAAATTACACACATTCTTACACATGGACATCATGCATTAAGTAAAAGAAGTACTAAACAGTTATGTTGGGATTATGGTGTACAAGGTAATTATAATTTAATTTGTGAAGGACATTTACATAGTATTATTCAAAAGTTAAACATAAACCAAAGAGACAGTTATCAAACTATTAAAGATGATGCGGTAGACCACAGAAGAATGAACTGTCCTAGTTTTTTTACAGGCAATTTCTTTAGCGAATCTTTAGGTTACACTTCTGAAAGCGGTTTTGTTATTACAGAGGATAATGGAAAAGGAGTTCCTAATGTATTTTATTATGCAGTTTAATAACAAATATTGTAAACAATTTGGTAATCTGAATTAATTTTCGTATATTTGTATTGTTAATTTTTGCTACGAACACTGATTAACTTTTAAGATATTATTTTTACCGAGAAACTTCTTTCAAAGACTATTCGTAGTGGTTTTTGTTAGAAGTTTTTCATTTTTAAATACTATGCGAGATAAAAAGGATGTTAAAGATGCTTATGTTTATAGACATACAAAATTAGGTACAAGTGAGGTTTTTTATATAGGTATAGGAAATCAACCAAAATACTCTAGAGCTTATACAAAAAATGGCAGAAATAAGTGGTGGACTAAAGTTGTTGAAAAATATGGCTTTGAAGTAGAGATTTTATCTCATAATATAACATGGGATGCAGCTTGTCAACTAGAGTGTATTTTGATTGACTACTATAAACGTGCTGATTGTTGTGGCGGAACATTGGTTAATTTAACAGATGGTGGTGAGGGAACAGTAGGTGTAATAAAAACACAAGAGCAGATTAATAATTGGAAAAAATCAAATAAGGGTAACCAAGACGGAGAAAAAAATATAATGTTTGGTAAAACAAGAGGTAAACATCATTTAGCAAAAGAAGTGTTAAATTTAGAAACTGGTATCTTTTATGATTGTGCCTTAGATGCTTCTGAAAACTTACCTATATGTTATAGTGCTTTTAAAAGTAAGTTAAATAGACGTACAAATAATGATACATCCTACGTATATGCAGAAGATTATGAAAAAGGACTTTTACCTTTTGTGAAAGAAAGTAAAAACTTTAGGAAAATTATAAATATAGAAACATTGGATATTTTCAATACTATAGTAGAAGCTGCTAAAAGTATAAATATGCCATCACAAACATTAGGTTATAAATTAAAAAATAGTAATGATACTTGTTTACAGTATTTAGAAGATTTTAACAATAATCTAAAAAGAGCAAATAAAAAAAGAGGTTGGATGAAATATGTCCTCGATACAGAAACTGGTATTTTTTATCAGTCTTTGAGTGAAGCTTCTAAATATTATGAATATAGTTATAACCACATGAAACAGATGTTAAATGGTAACTCTCCTTGTAAAAACAAAACATCTTTAATATACGTCTAATTTAAACTCAATCTAAATAAAACCTCTGAAATTAATTTTTCGGAGGTTTTTCTTGTTTATGTCAGTTTTTATTCGTATATTTGTACTTTAATTTTTAACGCGGCGAAAAACAAAACAATTATGGCAATAGATTTTGAAAAATGGAAAGATTGGTTAGATTCTGAAGAAGGTCAAGCTTCTATGGATAGAATGGCTGAAAAGTGGAATAGAGAAGATGAATTCTACAAAAGATGGAAAAAGAAATTTAAAAACTTCTTAAAAGAACAAACTGACGAAAGTTTAGAAATACTGTTTGAGAAATTTCATAAACACGCAGAAAAAAGAAGAGATATTCTTTGGAATCAACATTATGACGGAGAAACTTCTTTATATACTCCTCTTTATAGTGCTTTGTCTAAATTAGGTAAAAAAGCTAAAAAGAAAAAATATAATATATTTACTTCAGGTATGTATGAATGGAGAGGGTATCAAGTAGAGTCTTATTGTGGACAAGGTTCTTTTCATTCATTAAGTAAAATTTAAAAACAAAACAAATATGAACAAAGTAACATTAACAAAAGGTATATTTGAGTTATACCAACAATTAGAAAGGTTAGAGGAAGTTTTAGTTTTTTCTGTCTTTTACCCTCTTTCCCGCGCATTTGACTATCACGGATTTTTACCAGGATTTCATTTGGATGGAGAATACTACGAAATACATCAAAATAGTGATGATGACGAGCTTATTCTTTTAAGGTTTGGGAATGATGCTAGAATAGGTGCTCAAGGATATGACGTAACAGAAAAAGAAGTTTTAGAAATTGTTGAACGGTTAAAAGAGTTATAAAATGCCGACAAAAAAGAAAAAATAACAGAGATATTATACAAGAACAGTCACGATAACAGTGAAGGTCTTGTAATTAAATTTGAGAATATAGAAAAAGTAATTAACTTATTAAAAGAGCTGTAATGATAGAACTTAAAGACGGAATTAATTTCCACACATTTGAAGCTTCTTTTAGACCTGAAGGTTATAATAGACGTAGAGAAGGAGAAAGTGTCACAGAATGGCTAGAAAGAGTCTCTATTAAAGATTCTGGTTGGTTAGAGAAAGCTAAATGGAGAAAATCTAATAGTTATTGGATTGAAAGTTCTTCTAAAATTGCTGTTTCTGTTTTATCTTTTTTGCGCGAAAATAAAATGAAGCAAGAAACTCTCGAAGATTTAGTTGGGGTTGAGTTAATATTGAACGAACAACATGACTGGAAATTGAGTGAAATTAAAAAGTTAGAATTATACTTAAACAAAAAGTTGTTATGAAGGCAGTATTTTTAACAGAACCACACAAGGATTATCCAAACCCACTTCACTATCATCAAGAAGTAGACTCTTTAATAAAATATGATAGTCAAAAAGATTTAATAACAACGGATTTAAGTGTGTTGTCATTTGATTTGATAACGTATTGGGGGTTTGATGTTTACCTTTATTCTGGCGGTAAAATGTACGAATTAAAATTAGGTAGAAACGATTGGACGGAAAAAGAATTAAGAGAAAGTCACAATCTTTTAAAAATAGTAACAACTTATATTTTTTTAAAATGAGATACTCAGAAACTCAATGGCGAGAATTAGCCAAACGCTTTAATGAGAAGAAATTTATTGGAAAATTAATGTTATTAAAACAACACAAAGATATTTTTAAACTTGAAGTAGATAATGGTTGGTGTATGTTAAGACTCCACTGTGAAGATGCAATGAGTAAAGAGTTTGATATGTTGTTTGAGTTCCCAAACGAACTTTCTTCAAGGGATATTAATGACTTATTTTGGATGGCGGACATTAAAATATATTAAATATAAAAGAATTGAAATAAAAAGAAACCCAAGAAGATTAATTTCAACTTGGGTTTTTGTTTTCTATCCACTCTTTTAAATCTTCCATTTTTCTTTCTTGTTCTAATGGATAATAGTATTCTTTACAGTGGTTGCATTGTTGTTTACATTCTGACTGTCCTTCTATTTCTCTTTGGCAATAGTAAAATTTTTCTTTCATTCTATTTTTTATCTTTTATTGCGGCAAATCCATAAATGTAATCACCTTATTTTTACTTGTTTTTGCCACCAAAGATTGAATTTGTCTACCTGCATAATCAAACCAGGTTAAACCATACCCACAATTTCTCCAATATTCAACTGTCTCTATCCCATTTTCAGAAAATCTACCTCTTTCTACAGCACTTTTATGGCATATATCTGCTGTTTCTTGTGCTACATCTTGAAAATATCCTTGAGTTATAACTTCTTCCTTTCCTTTTAAGTATTTTACTAAAACTTGTTTATTGTATTCTGGAGTTTTGTCTTCTACACTTATCCATTTTGGTTCGGCGGCGGTAAATCCAGCAATAAAATCTTTTTTAGATTGGTACACATCTGGTGCATACATATCTTCTTTAACAGCTTCTTGATATATTTTGTTGCAGTATTGTTCTGCTAATTGTTCTTTTGTCATAATTTTAATTTCTTTTCTAATTCTTGAAGAACTTCTAATTTAGCTCTTAATTTAATTACTTCTTCTTGGTTAATTGTTTTAGTTAGTTTTACATTTTCTATTTCTTTTAGCCAAGAGTTGTATTTGTTTTTTAAATCTTTCAGTTCCTTTTTTATTTCTTTTTCGGCGGAATTAAAACCTGCTAAAAATCCTAACTTATCTCCATACATTTGATTTGGAGTTGTTTTTCTATATTCTTCTGCTAACTTTTCTTTTGTCATATTTTTACTATTTTAGTTATATAACTCCATCCTGTATTTACTACTCTGTTGAAACCTTTAATCTTTTGAATTCCGTATTCTTTTTTTAGGTTTTGTTATTGTTACGGCGGCAAAAGAATTAGATTCAGACTCTTTCTCGTAAGGGTCAACCCCTACAATGTAATCTCCTTTTTGAAACTCTTTATCAAAAACTAATGTAAATGTTTGTGGATTTATTCCTGGTAACTGTTCTTTATTTTTCATCTTCAAATTCTTTATCTAAACAAAACCTTACTAATTCTCTAAACTTTCCTTCTGAAATATCTTCGTTTCTTAACATATTTGCTGCTTCTAACATTAACCAAGATATGTTTCCATATTTATCTAACAGTTTTTTACTTTTTTTACCCCACTCTCCCGACCATTCTAAAATATTTTTGTCTGTTTCTTCTTTTGGGAAATTTAAGTATTCGTCGTTTAATTCCTTCCAATAGTCTCTCATAATTTTACTATTTTAATTGTTTAAAATCTTTTTCAATATGCTTAAATCTTAAATAGTGGATTGCATGGTATCTTTCTATTTCGTTAAAGTATTTTGGAATATCTATATATTTTTCATCAAAATCAATTGTACAAAGACTTGCTAAATATCTTGCAGTTTCTATACTTAATATTATGTTTGGGTCTTTTTCTAAATCAGATGTTTTAATAACTACTTTCATATCTTCACTATTTTAATTGTTATTCCTTTCTTTTTAGCCTTTTCCAGCGTTGATTTAGTTCCTGGGCTACTTCCATTCCAAAACGCTATTAAAGCGTCTGAAAACTCAACTATTTGACTATTTCTTATGTGTGTTGCAGCTTTACCATATTGTTTGTAGTCTGGCAAAAATTCTATTAGTTCATAATTGTTTTCTTGGCAGTATTTTTTGCATAAACTATCTGTTCCGATAGCGCCACCACTTACATATACAATATCTTCTTCTATGTTTTGTGTTAGATATTCTAACTTTTCTTTGAAGAAGTCATATTCTGTGAAATTTCTGCTACCTATCACCGCTAGTTTCATTTTTAAAATTTATTGTGCAATAATACAAAAAATAATTAACATACACAAATAAAAAAGGTGGAAATTTTACCTCCCACCTTAAATTTAATAATTTTATTAATCTTTTTTCTTTTGTTTGAAACAAACCTCTTTCTATTCTTTTAGGAAATTTGACGACCAAGCATAGTTATATAGTACATCTTTATTATCCATCTGTAGGTACTGATAACTTTGACGATATTCAATAGGGTCTTGAAAACGAGTAATATCTCTAAAAAACGGTACTAAATTTCCTAAATACTTACCTTGTTTCTCGCTATCAAACAGTTGATTTACTTTTACCCATGCTTCCATCTTCTGCTTCAACATAATACTAGGACTCATTGCCTTATATATTGAATTAGGTAAAGCTACAGTTGATGATATTTGTTCGTTAGCTATTCTAGTTGCAAACATATCTGCTACTGCTAATAAATAGTTAGGGTCTTCATCATCGTCATTATAATTAGCTAACACTAGTGCAACTAAAGCTAATGCATTTGCAAAAGCTAATTCCATCCCGCCCCTTACAATATTTTTCTTCTGAAAATCGTCCATGTTTTTGTAAAGTTCTTGCATTTTTCTAGGATTGCCCTTGGAATTTCTAATCAGTTCCCAAACAGTTCGCCAACTACCTTCTTGAAACTCCCCTTCTGCATAACTAAAACTTCTGTTACGGAATCTACGAGGTAAAGCTGAAAGAAGCCAATTTTGATGTGACAGGAAAAAATTAATTCTTGCATCTCTTTGTGCAACAGATTTTTGGTGTTGCGGGATTTGTGAGTCAATTTGTTGAACGAAAGCTAGAGCTCTTGTTGAAATATTAAGTCGTACATCTTCTAAGTAACTTTCCAAAGACTGTCCTTCTCTTAATGTAACCTTATCTTTTACAGCATTTACAAAAGTCTCATTGTTAAAATCTAAAACTCCGTCTTTAATAGCTAAAGCCCAATCGTCCTTCAACATTTTATAGTCTGTCCAATTGCCTTGTTTATTAAGCTTTTTAAATGTTTTCTCATCCATTATCTTTCCATCAACATATCTATAATCACAGATAATTCCTAGAACAGCTCTTGGCACAACAGGGAAATTGGCTATCTCATGTAACTTACTTCCTACATTATAGAGAGTTCTACCTGCTTTGTTGTATTGTGAATCTTCTAGCCTGTGAGTTAACGAGTAAAGCCCAAGTGCTTCAAGTGTAACATTCAAGAAAGATTTAGACTGAAATCCCATAGACTCCTTCATAGCATCTGTTGCATGTTGCTTAAATAGTTTATTTCCTTCATTTGAAGCGGTTGGTGTTATGTATTGACCGATGAATCTTTCCATAGCCTTCGCTGTAAAACTTTGCCCTAAAGATGTGATTGGCACACTAAAAGTGGTCAAATTAATCTTCTTCCCAAAATTATTAAGTACTTTCATAACCTTACCTACGTCAATAGTTCTACCCATAATAGGTATTTCATAGGAGAATGATTCTTGAACTCCATAGAAATTGAATTCTTTGAAATTTTTAAACATCTTATAGGTTTGAGTAGCGTCTGCTCTTTTACTTTCAAACTTTGTATCTGTTAGAACATCATCTATTACGAACATGTCTCCGATATTCTCTCTTCTAGCTTTATTTTCCGCCGACTTGACAAAATACATCGAATATGAATATAAGAAGTTGTTAGACACCTCTTTTGGGTCTTCTAATCGTTGATTATAGTAATTAGGTATTGTGTATATACCCTGACTAATTTGCTCTCCTAATTCTTTTTCTTCAGGTCGGAATTGGAAGAACTCTTGAATATTTTGAGATATTGCTGTTGGACTTAATCTTGTAAAACGCTCAATTTCTGTTGCTCTTACTTGTGGTCTCATATAAATATCTCTTCTACCTGTAAGTCCTTGCATTTCAACAGCTTCTTTCATAAGAGTTTTTAGAGTTTCATATCCTTCTTTTAACTCTTTATTTGCGCCGTTTTTAAATAAGTTGTCATATTGCTCTGAACGTACTTTCTCTATCCAAGACTGTTTTATTTGTGGTCTTCCCGCATCTCTATTGTCTAAATACTCTTGATTTACATCTTGATTAATTCTTTCATTGTAAGATATGTTTGGCGAAATAGAAACTAAATCCGTTCTTTTTATAAACTCTGAAGCGGACAGTGTGTTTTTAGCTTGCGTATAGCCTAAAGGTTCTGTTTTTCTTAGATATGGTAATAGACGAGTTTTTCCATATTCAATAAGAGCTTGTCTTGCTTGTGATGTTAATTCTCCTCTTTCATTTATTAAATCATCTGTAAAATACTTATTGAACGTTTTGTTGGTAGACTTACTTCCTGTCAAAATAGCTCTCATACCCTCAATAGCAGATAAACCTGTTGAAGTTACATTATTCATAATAAATGTTAACTCATCTTCTCCACTATCTTCCAAGTGATTTAAGTAAGCATCATTTACTCTTGAATCGATATTTAGTTCTGTTCTTTCTGCTTCGTCTTTTGGTAGAAGTTTTTTAGCTTGGCTGTAAAGATTTTCTAATTCTGTTTGAGCTAGTTTTATAGTTTCTTTTTGCGTCGAATGCATCTCAACAAAGTTAGTTTCTCCTGGCTTATTGTAAACCGAGATTTCACGCATAACTTTATTTCTTAAAGATTCTTTAGCTCTAATTTGTCTTACTTTTTCTAAAGCATCCTGTGTTCCTAAAGCTGTTAGTTTTTGGACTAAATTAGGATTTTCTTTAAAGTTGTCAAAATATTCTCTAGGATAAGAAACCGTAGCATTTTCTTCAATGAATTTCCACTGCTCTTCCATAGGTAAAGACTCTACTTCTGCTATAAATCTTTCTAAGTCTTGAGCTTCTTTATTTTTGAAAAAATCTTGTTTTAAGTAAGCTAATTGATTAAGACCAACTATTTCAGCTACTTTTGTTTTTTGTTCTTCTGATAAAGAATAAAATCCTTCATCTGTATTATCAATTTCCACCACCCACTTTTGTAAGTTTTCATTGTAGTGTTCCTTAATACCTTTAAGTAAGTTACCCTCTGAATCTCTTGGATTAGAAAGTTCTGCTCTTAACTTCTCAACTTTTTTAAGCTCGGCTTTATCTGATTTAGTCAAAACACCATTTTTAGCGTTCATTCTAATTTGAGTTGATTGCCCGCGTAAAGCTCTATCTGTTTCTATTGCGTTTGGAGATATTTCTTCATTTGTAAGCGTTCCACCTTTTTCAAAGAAGTTTTTAATAGGGTGTATTTTCATAGCTTTTCTATACTGCTCGGTGAAGTAGAAAACATTAATCTTATCTTCTTCCCATTGACGGTATTGTGCATTGAATGCTACACCTAAATTATTATCTTCTAAGTTGTTGAAGAACTCTTTAAAGTCTGTATTTTCATCTGTTCTTTTTTCTAATCCTGCTTCTGCTAAAATACTATTTGCTATTTTAACTTTTTCTGCGGATTTTAGTTTGTTCTCTAACTCAATATCTCTTTCTTGAATTAAATCTCCTGTCTTATTGTCAATTAATTTTAACAAATCTGAATTTGAGAATTTACCGAAGGCATCCACAAGTTTTTTAACAAGAGGTTGAGCAAGAGTATTTTTTCTTAAATTCATTCTCTCGGTTATAAGTCCTGCCATATTCAAAAGTGGATTTTTAGCTAGTAACAAAGAACCAATATGTGCGTGTAAAAAGTCTGTATCTGCTTGTACTCCTGACAAAGCTAAATTAATCATATTCTGATATTCAGCTTTTTCCTTATCTGTCATATTATACTTCTCAATCATGCTATCCACCATAACATTGAAAGTAGCTTTTCTTGCTGTTGTAACTTTTCCAAAAACTGTATTTGCTTTTGAAATTACTTCTCGCACTTCATTTAACAAAGCTTTTTCTGTTGGGTCTTTTTGATTTAGCTTTGCCGAAACTTCTGCCAAAGATGGAATCATAGTTTCTTTAAGTGCTTGTGCTACAACATTTTCCTCTGCCGAAATTGGAAGCTCTCCTTCTTTAGTGTTTTCTAAAGACCTGTTAATTTGGTTAACTTGTGAATCAATTAATTGTGTAAGTGTTGCAATAGCTCTTACAGATTCTCCTCTCTCTAAGGCTTCTTCAGCTATATTTAAAGATGCTCTATCCGCCGAATTAGTGGCTGACTTAGAAAGTTCTCTAGTGGTTTGTCTTAGACCTTCCACCATTTTATCAAGCTTATTCTTTAAGTTGTCGATTTTTGGTGAAGCTTCTGTTGCATTGAAAAACACTCCTTTTGCATTACCTAAATCTAACTGCAAAGTTTCTTGCATTAAGTTAGTATATAACGCTTTATTAAGTGTATCTAATTCTTTTTGGAAGCTGTCTTGGAAGTATGCGGAAATTCTATCAAAAAACTCTTTTACAAGTTCTTTAATTTTATTTATGATGCTATCTTCCGTTTGATTGGTATTTCTTGCTTGAAACTGTTCTTTAAACGAATTAGCTATGACTTTACCTAAGATTTCTTTTCTTACTTCTTCCTCTGTTGCATATATTTGTTTATATTGCTCTGAGAACTGTCCCCACTCTCTAGTTTTATGAATATTTCTAAGAATATTTTCTTTTTGTTCTTGCGGAATTGAGGCTTCAATAAGGTGAGCTGTTTCTTCTAATAAGTCGTCTTCCTCAATATTTCCATCTTTAAATGCCACCACTTTATTTACTAAATCAGCTAAAGCTCTTGCGTTTATAGGAAGTTTATTTCTTATCTCATATTTTTTAATATATTCTTCAAAAGCTAATGTTTTTATGCCGAACTTTTTTAGTAAGTTTATAAGCTTTTCTTGTAGTTCATTTTCAGGGATAAATTCTTGTTTTGAAACTGTTGTTTGTTTTGAAGCGTTTAAGAACTCTTTGTTGGCTAATATATTTATAGCAGTGTCTTCTCCAAAGTTATCTTTCAACTCTTTGAAGTCCATTTTATGCAAGTCTGCTATTTTTATTGTTCTTCCCGCCAAAGAAATATTCTCTCTCTTGTTTTCTTCTATAATAGAAATAAATCCATCTTTACTTACTTTTACAGCTTTTACGCCGAACTTTTGTTGCAGTAAATCTTTTACCACTTGTGCATTAGCCACTTGTTTAGCTTCTGATTTTCCTTGTGGTTTGTAATAATTTACTCCGTTCTCTATATACTTCTCACCTGACAACAAATCTGATTTGATTAAATTGTTAATCATACCCTCTGTTGTATTTATATTAGTGTTTGTAGAAATAGTGAATAACGGTTTAAATCCTTCAGTAGTGTTTAATCCTGCTTCTAAATCTTCTCCTTGTGTGTTTCTTAAAGCTTGTCCGTAGTCTGAAAACACTTGTCCATCTTGTGTTTGGTATTTTAGAGTTGGAGATTCTTCTGATAACGAGAAAGCTACAACAGGGTTTTGTGTGTCCTCTTGTGTTATAGGTGCTTCATACCAATCAAATCCATTTTCATCTGTTACTACTTCAACAGGTTTTTCTTTTTTTAGTATTTCTGCGATTTCTTCGTATTTACGAGCAACTGTTTGTTGTGTTTCTGATAGGTCTGATAAGTCAAATGTTTCTTTTGTTGCCCCATCTATACTACCTTGTTCAATAGTTTCTAATCCTTGTGGTCTATAGTTACGATTGTAGTAAAAATATTCTCCGTCAGATGATTCTACACCTTCTCCAATATCTCCAAGATAGTAGTCATAAATATCTTCGTCTTCTCCTACTTCTCCTTTTGCTCTCAATTGTTCAAAGTCCTCTATTAGAACTTTTGTCATATTTCTAACAGGAATAATTCTTACGCCGTCATCTTCACTACCATTTAAAATAATGTAATCTTCTCCTAAATACTCAATAATATCTCCTGCTGTAGTTGAAGTTAACCCACCACCTTTAATATACCCTTCAATAACACTCAAAGTATATGGTGTAGGAAAACGTAGAGAAGTTGCTCCACTTAGTGATGCTTCTTTTATTGCTTCTCTTACCATTCTTTTTTCCCATTCTTTTTGAGAAGCTATGAATTGTTTTTCTTGGGGTGTGAGTTGACT